ACTTCTTGAGTTCTGACCTATCCATGTCATCAAACTCGTCTCCCTCTGCGTCTTCAGCGTCGTCTTCCTCCTCAGGAGTATCATCATCCTCCTCTTCGTCTTCATCTTCTACAACCGCTTTCTTTGGAGCAGGTGCGTCTTTCTTGACAACTTTTTTAGCGGACTTCTTAGGCTTCTCCTCCTCTTCGTCAGCGTCATACTGAGCCTTTATCTCTTCAAGATGCTTAAGCCAATCGTCGTCATCAAACAAACCGATTTCATTGTCCTCATCAAAGTTTTGAAGACCCTCTAACGCACGCTCAAAGTCACGCATTCCGTACTTATATATTACCTCTGAAAGTGGCTTAAGAGTCATGAAATACTCAATCTCCTCATCTGTAAGAGGACGAGCCGATACTTTCTTCGGGAACGCTACCTCGTAATAATTCTCGCCCTTTTTCTTGTTAGGATTCTTACGATAAGTAACATTGATAGGAAGTCCCTCGTCTGGATCTGTGAATGGGTCAACCTCTATTACCTCACCTTCATCCTCGCTGAACGCTAACTTATTCATGGCGTCGCGAACCATCTTCTTAAACTCCCACAACTTGGCTCTCAACTGGTCGTCTCCGTTTACACGGTCAGCGTAACACAACCAAGTGTACTGAGGATTGAGTGAATTACTCTTTAGTCCGTTACCTACGAGTGCCTCAAGTTTTTCAGCGTCATTTCCGACATGCTTCTTAGCCCACTTAACATATTCCTCAACGATATCCCACTTTGTGCCTCCGTGTACTTTTGAGTCAAGTACAGTACCTCTACGAGTATCGCCATCGTCTGTGTTGAAAGTAAGCCAGTAACACTTCTTAGCTACATAGAACTCCTCCTGACCAGGATGAGCAGGGAAAATACGGATCTTAATTGTCTTTCCGTCTTCCAGATTCAAATACTCGGTTGAAGAACCTGTTCCAACCATTTCGTTCTCTGCATCAACCTGCTTCTGAAGCTTCTTGATGCTTGTTGCTTTTAGCTGAGCTCTTAAATTTGCCATAACTTTTCAAATTTGAAATTAGTCTATAATTTTTCTTGTTTTCTTTATCAATACATTGTTGACTCTACCCTCTATAACGCTGTCAGGGATATCACCGCTTTGAACAGTCAAAGACAGTTTATCAAGTTTAGCACTCTTATCTTTGGCAGACCAAAAGATTGAATTTATATAATCCCTTGTCTTTTGAACCTCAATGTAAGATTTTCTCATAGCCTGATAAGACTTATTCATCAACAAAGCGTTATTTAATGCTTCTACTGTAGGATTCTTGCCTCCGTTAGCTTCAGCGAGTTCACTTCTCAAACGCTCCTTTGTTTTTGCCTCAAAGACTTCCAGATTCAGCTTGCTTTCCGCTACCTTACTTTCTGCTTCTGCTAAGAGATTGCCGAAGCGATTCACAATCACTGGGAAAGTAATGAGTTCTCCAACGATGTTACTGTAATCGATTTTCAACAAAGAATCAATATCCATGTCTTCGTCAAAATCATCGAACAAAAGTTTGTAGGTGTTTTCTCCTACTTGAATGATCTTCTTTTGCATACCTATTTAATTTTGAAATATTCCTTAATTAGTGCGGTGATATTATCGCCATCCTTACAACCCCTCAATATCATCTGGTGAGCGAGAATTTCACTACTGTGGGTATCAGGATTGAATTCTAATTCATGATGATTACAGAAAATTATCTTGACATCCTTTCCCATTATTTTCGCTACGCTAAAAACCATTTCTGCTTCATAAGGATAGCGAATTGAGCCAAATGCTACATTAGCGGTATTTTGTCGTTCTGGGTCTGCGATTGAAAAGTATTTTTTACTAACATCATTTCCCGTCCAGCGTGCCCAAACATCGTCTCCAGCTAACTTTTTCAACTCTTCGCCTATATTCTTTAGCAAGTCTCTGCCTCTAAAATAGACATGATTGTGATTATCTGTTGGGAGAATTATTCCTTGCTTACAATCCTTCCATCTCATATAAAATTCTGATGCCGGATCTATAACACCGCCCTCGCCAAAAACTTTTAAGAGCGTATCTCGAATACCATCGCTAAAATCTGAAGAGATGAAAACTCTCTCTTCTTCAAACGAGGAATTCATTAACTTATTCAATTGATAAGTTTTACCGCCACCGATTGGCCCAACGAAGCCATATACTTTACCGCTATTCATTTTCTTCTACATTAAAGAATTTGTTAACTATACTAACCTTGAGATTGAATCTCTTGTGAAACATAGCTTCACACTTTTCAGCAGAAGCTAACAAACCTCTGTGAACTGTTTCTATTTGTTTGCTCAAATTTTGATTACCTACTAACAACTCCTTCTGAATAAAGAAAGCAAGAGCTAACCAGTCGCAAAACTTACAAAGCGTTAGAACATCTTCATCGACTTCATTTAATGAGTCAAAAATAAAGCTACCGCAAGGTGTTTCATCAGTGAGTTCTCTTTCTCCTAAATACTTTGAAAGGTTATTGAGAGCATTGCGAATTTCTTCTCCGTTGTAAGGATTATATTTCGTCTCATGACTAATGTCTCTCAATAACAACGCTTCATCCCAATCGTGGAACATAGCGTGGTCAACGCAACTCATTATGAATTCTCTTTGTTTTCTAGTCTTATTCTTACCAAAGACTTCTTCTAAAAGAACTCTACAAAAGATGGTAACCTTATAGGAATGTTGCGATACACTTTCCTTGTTAAATACATCTTTTTCCGACCATTGAATGATGTTATCTAAACGCTTGAGATAATCACCCCTGAAAATTTTTACAATCATATTTACAATTTTTTACTGAAATGTTCTTCCTGCTTCGTCATCTTTGTTTTATGACTAGATAATACATACAACTTCGTTTTTGCGTCGCTGTATAGTTTCTTTTCATTCTTGAACTTGTCTTTCTTAACCCTGCCGCAAATAGCTATGATCATTCCCTTGAGAGTATCTACTGGCTCAGGGAGATTTTCATACGCATCAGGCCATAACAGAATAGGAATAATCGTATTATTACAATCGATCTGTAAGGTACACATGGTTCCGTTTTTAATCTCCTTTGTTTGGTAATATATCAACTTTCCTGCTACTGTGACCTCAGCGTCTGCCTTACTGTCAAGGAATTCTGTATCATTCACATACAACTTCGCTACTCGCTTATTAGGAATTGAATCACGAATCATACTTTCATAATCAACCTCTCCAAAACCCGTCAATCGCTTTTGCTCTAAAATCCAAAAAGCATTTGTTTTAGCGTCCGCTGTTTTATATTCTTCAGGCAAATCTTCACCCTTAATTTCAAGATATTTAGCTAACAGATCTCTTCGGTCACGAGGATTCTTTATATTCTCTATGAGATCAAACGCTCCGGCAATAATTAAGCACTTTACAACAGTTTTATTCACCTTACTAGGTACTCGGCTCAGAAATTCTTCTAGATTAAAAAATTGCCCACCTGCAGCACGAGTTTCAACAAGATGTTTTACCGCTGTTTCACCTACCCCCTTGATTTTTGTTAAGCTGAAGAAGATGCGCTGTTCCTTTGGGTCGCATGTAAAATTACCCTCTGAAAAGTTTACATCTGGCGGGCGAATTTCAATTTCAACTCCAGTCTTCTTCAATTCAGCCAAGCGATACGGAACTTCACTTTCTTTTGAGAACTGAAGAGCTGTGGTCCAGAACTCCAACGGATAATTCACCTTGAACCATTGAGACCAATAACTCATTATCGTATAAGCGGCAGCGTGCGACTTGTTAAAACCATAGCCACTAAATGCTAGCAACTTATCCCATACTTTATTAGCGTAATCTTCAGGAGAGTCAATTCCTGCCTTTTTAAGCAACTTAATGTATCCCTGCTTAAACTTATCTCCGAACGCTGCCAGAGTCTTCAAATCCTTCTTTTTAATGGTTGTACGCAAGATATCAGACTCTACCTCAGATAACCCTCCTACGACTACTGCTTTCATAATTTGTTCCTGATACACGTACAAAGAATATGTTTCCTTTGTAATATCCTCCATTCCGTAATCATATGATGGTTTTTTCTTCCCTGCCTTAATATCAGCAAAATCTTGATGAGCATTAACATCCATTGGACCAGGACGGAATAAAGCGGTCATCGCAATTAAATCATCCATAGAAGTAGGCTTAACCTGACGACAATAATTCATCAAGCCAGTAGTACCAAACTGAAATACATCCTCATTCCACCCTCTCTTGAAATACCTAAATACTTCATCGTCATCCATTGGGATTTTGTTAACATCTATGTTTTTACCACAATTCTTTTTAATGAGCTCAAGGATATTAGCGAACTTATCAAGCTGAGATAGTCCGAGGATATCTTCCTTCAAAAAACCGCTCTTATCAATATACTTACCCTCCCATTCACTCACAAGAACTCCGTCAATTTTCTTAACAGGCATCCACTCCCATAAGTCTATTTCTCTTCCGTCATCTACAGCATTCTTTGGCACAATGACTACCGCAGATGGATGCACACTCTCAGCCTTTGGCTGAAGGAGAGCGTATTTTGACATATGTACTAGCTCGGGATTTTCTTGAACAAATTTGAACAGTAATTTTGATTTAGAAGCGTATTCAATAAGATCACCCCAAGTGTACTCAATCTGATCGTCGATATCCTTTGTGAGTTTATTCGTATAATCAAATGATAATCCCTTAACCTTTCCGAAGTCTTTGATACAAGTTTTCAACTTCATACGAGTGTATGTTCCAATTGAACAAGTGTAAGCGTAACCATATTTCTCTTTGATATACGCTTTAACAGCATCACGGAATTCAGTAGGAAAGTCTACATCAATATCCGGCATACTATCAGCACTCTTTGCACGCTCACCGCTAACACGAGTCTCGTTCAAAAAACGCTCAAACATAAGACCATATTTCAATGGGTCAACATTAGTAATGTGTAAGCAATAAGCTATCAAACTACCGCAAACAGAACCACGACCAGGACCAGTAGAAATGCCATTCTTATGACACCAATTTATAATATCCCACAGAATCATGAAATAGTCGCAAAGACCATTTGGTACAATAACCGCACATTCTGTTTCTATTTGTTTGAGATATACCGCTTTCTCTTTCTCAGGGAGCTTACCGAAATGCTTATTGAAACCCTTTTCAAGTTCTTCAAAGAATAGCTCTTCAACGCTCTCAACCTCAAATTGAGGCAGTTTTCGTTCTCCTGTGCTTATTCTGAAATCTACTCTTTCAGCTAATGATGTCGCATTTTCAATACCATTTACAATAACATTGAATAATGGTTCAACATCATCTAACCACTCATTGTATGAATTAAGAGTATCTTCAACGCTTTTGAAATACTGATTATCTGATTCACCTGATGCTTTTCCTACTACCTTATTCAGCATAGATTTCAAACCGCTTTCTTCAGCATCAAGATAATAGCTATCGTTAATTAAGATAGGCTTCAGAGCCTTACGATAATTACATAAGTAGTTATCTATATTCTCAAGGTGTCTTTTGAATAATTGGTCACTAACATATTCAACAGTGTCTATCTGATAATAGACTTCTGAGAATGAACGCTTATACAGAGCAATAAGTTTTGCGCAAGCAACCTTATCTTTCTTAATGTAATTAAACTTACTATCTTTGGGGATTACGCACGCTAGACCATCGCCTAACTTACACGCTTCCTCTTCTGGAATGTATCCGTCATAGTCTACATTCACCGCCTTATTCATGAGCAATAGATTCTTCCACCCCTTATAATTCAAGACAAAGAATTTCAATTCAAATGTTTCTTGAACATCCTTACTAGGATCGTAATTAACAGCTACTGTAATTGTTTCACCGATAATACTTTTTACACCTACTTTTTCACAAGCTGTTTGAAAGGGGAGTGTTCCGGCAAGAGTATCTTTATCGCAAATACCAAGAGCCTTACAACGCATGAATTTAGCTTTCTTCGCCCACAAATCGCTAGAACCGCTTCCGTTCATTATCTCGTACTCCGAATGCACTCCAAGGTGAGCAAAATCTAGAATATCAGGCTCTGTAGAAGAACCAAGATATTTGAAGTCATTAAATTCTGGCTTGAAGATTATTTCGTTATACCTATTTCGGTCACGCTTTATTGACGAATAATAAAACTTGGTGCCAAACTCAAACAATATCCATTGAACCTTACCCTCATCAACGAGATCAAATTCACTGTCTGATAGTATGAAGCCAAAGTCCTCATCAATTACCTTTCCGTCAAATGGATGTAAGTATAATCCTTCTCCATTCAATCCGTCTATAGACAAAATATCAGAGCTGTCAAGCGATGACTCTGATATTGATAGACGATTATCTTTTAACCATTTTTGTAAAGATTCAGTCATATTACAATTTACCTAAAAATTCATGCTTTCCTTTTGTAGATAACCTTGTAAAAAAGTAGTTCTTCGCCAACATAGTAATGTCCCAAAGGAAGCCGTCAGCCGTTTTACCCTCTTTATGATTGAAGTCTAGCTCTAAGACCTCTACCATAGAAATAGCGTTATTACGAGCTACATCTTTCTGACTAGGTGTCTCTAATGCGACGATTTTCTTATTGTATTCGATGAATAATCTAAGAAGCTGATAAACCTTATACAGATACTCACTGAACTCTCTTACGCCAGCTATTTCCTCTTCAGATTCTTTTTCTCCATCATACAACCTTGTAAGGTTATCAATAATGATATTCATCTGAATCTCAATCTCACGAAAACGATTTACCGCTACCTGATGGCTGAAATTGAAATCCATTCTACGCTCTTGTGCTCCGCACTCAGAATACATATCGCCAACAACCTCAATTCCACGCTGACGAGCGTAATATGACTCATGCATTGATACCGCTGCTTTGTTCCAAGAATAAAGGTGTAAGCTCTGAGAATTGTGAGTCTGAGTTCCTAACTCTACGCCAAGCGTTGCCGCAATAAGTTCGGTCAAAAAGCTGAATTGAAATACATTCGTAGGAAGTCCCAAATGTAAATCATTACTTCTATTACCTATTGTTGTAATAAGTTTACCATCACGGATCTTCAGCATGATAATATCATTACAAGGAATGTCCTTTGTTTTGAATCCTAAATCAAAAGCAGGATTCCAAATCTCCATAACTACCTGACGAGTGTTAGGATTCTCTGAAAGGATGCGAATAGCATCAATGACTTGGTCATAACCTCTAGAAGCGTCTCCTGCTATAAACTTATCTTCTGCTCTTATTCCCCAATGTCTGAGACGGAATCCATAAGGAGCGTGAAATACTTCTCCGTCATCGCTATACTCAGCCATCTTCTTGTTGAAGATAGTAAGGAATTTAACATCCTTCTTTCCGCAAGCAATCCACATGGCTTCAGCTAACAAGAAGAAAATGTTTATGTTTCGATTGTAACCTCCTACACAGCGTCTGTAAGGATTTGTGATATGCGTCTTAATATCCATCATTTCCTTAACATCACCATCGCGACTAGGTTGCCAATCTCTATTATTCATCAGATAACTATTCACCACAGGATATATAGTGGAGAATGTGTGTGCCTTAATTACCCCTACTTCGGGTACAAAAACGCAATCGCTCTTTAATCTTTCCATAAACCTTATAACTTTATTTTAATGTATATTAAGTAACTATGTTGAAAAAGAAAGGGAAGCGAATTCGCTTCCCTTAACCATGAATCAGATTATTTAGAATTACTTCTTCACAGTCTTCTTAGATGCTGACTTCTTAGCTGCCGGAGCTGCCTTCTTTGAAAGACTCTCCTCCATCTTCGCACGATTCTCGCCAAGACGCTTGTCAATCTTCTGAACAGTAGCGATAATGTTAGGCATGAGAGTCTTGATAATCTCAACCGCTGAATCCATTGTGATACCCTTCATGAAAGGAGCACCAGACCAGCAGATCTCATACTCAATACCTGCCTCGTCAAGTACATCTGTCTGCTTGCTGAAAGTGAGTAGATACAAGTTACACTTGATAGACTCATCAGCCTGCTTCGAGCAGTTCTCAATAAGAACCATAGCACGCTGGCTGTTCTTACCCTTATGCTTGATAGTCACACCAGCACTAGCAACCCAAGCGTATGAATACTCCTCCTCAGGGAAAAGCTCATGAAGAGCTTCAAATGCCTGACGATCCTCCTCGTTGTTCTTAGGATCAAGCTTCTGGCCACGCTTTGAAACCTTTTTCTCAGTAGCCTTTTTCTCCTTCTTCTCTGCCTTCTTTGGAGCAGGTGCAGGAGTAGGCTCCTCTTCATTCTCTTCCTCAGCCTCAGCTACAGGACACTCAGCGTTACGGATCTGCTCACGGATGTCGTCATCTGACCATGACTTCTTCACCTTGATATCAAGACCATTGTCCTTGATATAGGCTTTAAGAGCTGTTCTGTCCATTGAAGCGAGCGCATCCTCGTCAGCGTCCTCGGCTTCATCAACATCTCCCTCTTCAGCGTCCTCAGCCTCAACCTCGTCAGCCAAAGCGTCTTCGTCAGATGTCTCAGACTCGTCTGTTGAATCGGTGTCGTCGGTATCTGAGCTACCGCCCTCCTCAACAAAACTTTCAGCGATTTCAATCAGGGTGTCGGTATCTTCCTCCTCCATACCCTCGATTCCGTTCCCATTGAGGATCTCAAGAAGCTTCTCACGAGCGTCATCCTCAGTCTTTGCGTTAATACCAAGAGCCTTAACTCTCTTTGCGATCTCTGCATTCATCTTTGCCATAACTTTACAATTTTTAAGTGATACAATTTTTACGATTTGTTATTAAAAACTTTGCTAACTATTTTTCTTTGTTAATCTTCATCTATGCTGTAGCTTGAATATACTTGCTGAGACTTCATAAGCTCAGAGCCGTATTTCTTTATCAAGAATTCCTTCTGCATTTCTATGATGTCTTTTACATCAATAGGCTTATCGCCACTTTCTACAACTTTTCGTTTGCTTTCTTTTTCTTTGCTATTGGAGAAATAAACCTTGCGGAGAAAAGTTAGATTGCGACCTCTGAGATAGAGTGAAAATATAGCACGCTCCTTACCGCTTAATCCTTCCAAAAGATCAACTCCGTTTACAATGAACTTATTAGCGGTTGGGTCAACATTATTATCATTTCCCACACCAAAGTCGTAATTGATTTCATCAATGCTCACTTTGTGATTCTCTCTACTTATATATTTAATGAAGTCGCGAGCCTTATTGCAGCAAGCTGCTTCCAAGTAGTACCTTATAGGAACTGATCGTGGAGCCTCACCCTTGCGGAATTTAGACCACCGACGACCATAGCTTTTGATTGAAGTGAAAATTTTTATACGGAACTCTTGAAGTAAGTCCTCATATTCGAAAGAAATTTCATGGTATGAAAAGATCTTATTAGCGTATTTTTTCGCTAAAAATTCATACTTTTGATAAAGTTTCTCTGACGGTTTCATGTTTACAATTTTAATTTACAATCTATTACGAATAAGCGTTAATTACACTTTCCAAAAAGCGAAATTACTACTTTTTTTTGAAACGGCAAAGAAAAATCGAAAAAATTTTTGGAAAAATTATAAAATTCTACAAATTTCTTCGTTTTTCACCTTTTCATACTGCTGAAGTTTGGGTGAATATATAGTAAAGGTGCCGTCATTGTTCACCTGATCTAATATCCAAGCTTCACCTCTGAAAGAGAATTCATTTCCTACAGCGTAATAATTCTCAACATCAGTTTGAGTCATATCAAAGCGTGGCTTACCTAAAACATCAAACAGCTCTGATCTCACTTCCTCCATTTTAGCAACGCTATTGAAGATGCTATCAAGGTGATTCCTTTTAGCAATGTCGTTAATCTTATCTGCCTTATGTTTCATCACCCTCTGATAATAATTCTTATCCTTTGGGTTGTAATATATTTTCTTGCGGAACTCAGCGATCAAGTACTCACGCTGAATAACGGCATAATATTCCGCAACTGATAAATTTCTTGTCTTTTCCATTTCTTTTACCTTTTCAACTTACCAATGATATCAATATTGAATGAGCGTGGCTTGTATAATTTTGTGAAAACCGCCAACGCTTCTTCATTGGTGCATTCATCAATATCTTTTTTGTTTGTAAAGGTTATATCTGTTACAAAGTGATTTTCTAACTCAAGCCCAAACTTCTTAATCTCTTTGATAGCATCGAAGTCGTACAACAGTATAACTCTAGCAACACCCTTTATCTTCAATTTAGCAATTTGTTCTTCGCTAATCTTCTTACCAAAAGTACATACGCATTTGATATCCTCGTTACTCCATAAGTCAAGAACCTTGTCAACCGCTATTTTATCGAACACACCCTCAACAAGAATAACTGTATTAGTGTTCTGAGTTATTTCGTCGTAACCAAACAAAAGTTGAGAAAATTGAGTGCCTATTGAATTGTTATATCGCAACTTACCATCAGGAACTTTCTTAGAACCATAGCGTCCTATGAATCCTCTCACTTCTCCGTCGTCCCTTATCGGTATCAATATGTAATTATCGTACTTACGGAACATTTTTGTAGTACCGAATTCATATCTTTCACACAACTCTGGCGTTATTCCTCTGCTCATCAAATAAGGATTGCTTTTCTTAAGCACTTTCCAGCCTACGGGCATCTTTATTTCAGGAAGCTGAGTAAGTGTTAGCTCATTACTTTCTAACTCGCTAGCAAGCATTTCTCGAACACTCTCGATGGTTTCTACCGCTTCTATTGTCGCACCGCCTAACAGATAAGTCTTTTCAAGGAAGCGTAACAACTTGTATATGTTACCTACCTCTCCACACTTTTTACAATCAAACTTTTGCGTTACTTTATTTATATAGAAGTGAGATTCTTTACCACAAAAGGGACAACGACAGATGTACTGACCCGTCCTTGTCTCCTTCTCTATTTCAAGTATATCTCTCAAATCGCTATCAGCGATTCTTTTGCTAGTCTTCATCGATTTCATCTGCTAATTCAAATGTACGCTTGCGGTCATAAAATCTTGAGTAAGCAAAATTGTTAGCGATACGAATAGGATCTCCGTTCTTATAGTCACGCAACTTATCTGTGTGAAGACGCATAACCTCTTCTTTCATCTCATCACGAGTCTGATTGATAGTAATAAATATGTCAAAAGGACGGATCTTACCTTTATCCTCACTCAAGTTTGCTCTTGTAATTACAAACTCTGGGTCATTCTTACATTCCTCAGGAATGTTGCTACTTTGAGTAGCGGTATGAACTACCGCATTGAACTCCATAGCAAGCATCTTCATACCCTTTGCTAATTTTGCTTGACGAAAACGCTCTTCTCCTGGAGAGTAGTTGTGACCATCTCCCACTTCAAGCAATTCAAGATAGTCGATTATGATAACATCTATTTTACCATATTCCTTTTCCATCTCCTTTAACTCTCTTCTCACATCAACAAGCGTTTTAGCATTGAATGTTTCTTCGCTACTAACAATCACATCCGAGCGTTTCAGCTTCTTAATAATACGCTTCGTCACCTCCATCTTCTTAGCAGGAATATTACCTAACTTAACATCTTGATAAAGCGTTCCTGTCCAAGCTGCGTCATACCTATTCAAACACTGCTCCTTGGTACCCTCTAACTGAAAATGAGCTACGCGATGCCCCTGACGAGCTGCTGTTATACCGCAATGACAAAGAACTTGACTTTTACCTGATCCAGAATCTCCTAACCAAAGAACACATTCTCCAGTCTCAGGACCTCCTGATTCACCGCCTAAACGATAATCTATCTCATCAATTCCTGTGGGGATCTTGAAACGCTTGTTATAATCTTCACTTTGACGCTGAGCTTGACGAGTAGCGAAGTCCCCGAATACAGTCTCAAATTTAGCACTCTGGATTGAGAACTTCGAAAATTCATCAGCGTACTTAACAAACATTTCCCATGCTTGATCTTTCTTTCCTTGATTGTAGAAATCAGTAATTCGGTCGTTCGCCTCAAGGAACTTCATCTTCTTAATGAAGCGTTCGAAAACATCAAGGATAGCTTCCTCATTGCTAATGTTTTCTTCATCAAGCTCAACCTCGTTAATTTCTTCAATTTTCTCAAGAACAGCATCATCCTCACCGAACTGTTGTTGCATTTGACCGATAGTAGGAATTCTTCCTGTGCGATCTGTACGAGCTGTTACCCACTGCCATAGCTTCTTCTCGCTTTCAACCTGAAAATACGAATACTTCATATGTTGGCGAACCATGTCAAAAATAGTTCGCTTATTCAGAGCTATCGCTAACAGCTCGGTTACAAAATTGCTTGCCAATGAATCACTATTTTTTGCCATAACCTCTCAATTTATAAACAATTGGATACTCTATGCGGAGTATCTCTTTACAATTTTCTTTGAATTCACAAGTGGTGCATAAACCGCTCTTGTGAAAAAATAATGATGTGTTTGCTATACACCACGCAAGACCCCTATTAGTGTTATGAAATTCTGACTTGAACGCTTCCTCTGCAGGTCTTACTTTCGTAAGTAACTCTGAAATCTGACTCTTGTGTTTGAGAGTGTTTATCTTATGTTCCTTTTTCAAACTACTTCTCACGCACCAAGTACGAGTCTCAGCATCGAGAGCATTCCAACGCTTTATAGCAGCTGAACCTACTATCCAACTAAACCTTACCGCCCGACTGTAATCTCTCGTACTGCCAGAATTGAACCAGCTCTGAACACCATATTCAACAAACTTACGAATAAACTCCTCGCCTATATTATCACCAAAGGTTTCAATGAACTTATCCCACGAAGCACTATCAGCATCATTACACCGATAAGGTATATTTTTGCGTTTAGTTACTTGCTGAAGTAGCTCTATGAACAAGTCTACAGCAAAACGGAATAATCGTTGTTTCTTACGAGCGTTCATTTATTTCAAACCAATTTGATGTCCATTTACAAAAAGTTTCTAACCACCCCTCGGCACTCACATCTAATATACCAATTCGCTTCTTACCGATGGAACGGATATAAGTGTTTAACCTTGTTGTAGAGTGCTCGCTGAAATAAGCATCATAAATATCAAAGAAGTCTATAACCAGACTACGCTTCTTTGTTGCCGTTGCTCCGAGTACACGACCTTTCTTCTGAATAGTGTTAGCGTCTTCTACACCTTCATCAGCGTTGATGATGACTTGAACCTCAGGAAGCGTAACCCCCTTTTTGAAAATGTTACTAGCTAGAAGAACACCGCCCTCTCGGTCTAAGAATTCACGCTTTGCCTGCTCTCTCTCGTGACTTTTAGTAGCTCCGCTTATAAACTGTTCCCCGAGTATCTTACTCATCGCTCTGCCATGCTCTACGCTCTGAAAAAGCACTAGCGTCTTAAGATTCATATCTCGTAAGGAGTCTATGACTTTTTTAAGAACTTCGTTGCGGAAATTATTCTCAAAAATCAATTTCTTGCGGCAATCAGCATAATCATCGTCGTCAATTGGATCTTCATAATCTATATCATTATGGTCAACCATGAACATGAATACCTTATAATCGCTCAACACTCCACGCTCTCTCAGTTTACTTTCTGTAATTGTATATACGATATCTCCGCTCCAAGCTTGAAGTTTCAAATTCTGAACAAGTGTCTTAGCACGATATGGAGTTGCTGAAAGACATAGTTGATATTCTAGATCCTTACAACGCTTATACATTTTCAACTTACTATCACTACAATTATCGTGTATCTCATCCACGCACAGAAAACGCAAGGTCTTCAAATACTTCTGAAGGGAGCGTTGTTTTGTCTTATCTTTACAGCGAGCAGAAAGAACACTCTGAATAGTTTGTATCATTCCAACTGTAACTCTCTTTGTGAGATCTACGGAACCTGCTTTAATTTCACCAACTTCAATTCCTCCATAGCGTTCAAAATACCCCTTAATATCATTTACCGCTTGAGAAAATAAAGTAGTGTTATCTGTTAGGAACAAGAAATTTCCATCATCGCTCTGAAGAAATATCCTCAATATCTCTGAAGCTATGAATGTTTTACCGCCACGAGTAGGAACAACAATAATACCAAATCTGCGACGATAAAACGCTTCAACCGCCTTACGCTGATGAATATAATTCCCGCTCATCCTATCATCAATCTCAATGTCATCTGGTAAGCGATGGTCGTAATCTGAAATTGAATATTCAACCCCATGTTCATCTAAATACCTCAACAAAGTAGGTAGCATTCCTATGCGAAATGTGAAATTCCGTTTATTGAACTTTTCAATCGTCGGACTATAAGCATACGGATCTGGGTTGCGAAAAGTTAATGCCTTACAGACACGCTGTATTCCATTAGAAGTCGATAACTTGAATGAATATTCAAAATTATTTATGCGTGTTATTTGTACATCTGCCATAATCAACATATTTAACATTATTAGGGGAGTAGGGAGGAAAGAATGTTACCCCCTCTACTCCCCCTCATCAACATTATTAGGGTTGGTAGTCGACAGTTGTCAGAAGTTACCCCTCATTCACAATAGACAGAGCTGTCTGTAAAAGCGTAACTCTGTTAAAGAATTTTTCCGACTATATAATCTAATGCTCTTGGTCTATTTATTAATGAAACCCCGTGAACATCTGTTCCTACTACATTTATCATCAAATTATAAGGAACTTGAGTCAAATCTGTAGTCGGTTCGCCAGTTTCAGGATCATTCCAATAAGAGACACCTCCTTTTTTAGATTCAACATAGATACTCATTGTTGCGTCATCTTTACCAGAGACACAATTATTAAGATTTATAAAGGCATTTCGTTCAGATCCTAATTCTCCTAATACTAAATAATCATACTTAAAATAGGAATCTTTTATTGACAACCTAGAAGAATCGACACAATTATTATCATTGTGACAATAAACGCCAAATCCTTTAAGAGGAATAAATGAACATTTCTCAAGAATAAGTTCTTGAGAATTATGCAGTCCTATTCCAACTGGTTGTTGAGTATCTTCTAATGCTACAAATCTACAATTTACAAATTTTCCTTTGTGAACGCCAGCTCTATCAAAATGAACGCAATATTTACAATTAGTTGCCTCTATGGTCAATCCCGCCATTTGAATATCATTTAAAACATTTACACAATGTTTATAAATTCTACTCATAGAATTTAACGGCTGTCCACCTTTTCCTGAAACTGAGTAATCTGTTGGTGTTAATTTATCTGATGTTCCGTCGCAATATATTATTGTTTCGAACATATCTTCTCCTACTATTTTTAAGTAATCAAAAGAACCTCTCACTCCTAATAAATCGCACTCAAACCACCTTCCCTTTGGCACCTTCACAATATATCGATTATAATATGATGGAGAAAGGGTTGATAATAAATTTCTGATAGAGTTGTAATCTTCAGCATTTCTTTCTACTGTAATCTCAGTTGTCGTTATTGTTACATTCTCAGAAAATTTAGGAGATATTACCTTATAAAAACAAGCTACGCACCCATTTTCCACAATAGCCATTCTAATTGGTTCGTTGAGAGTCATCGAACCTGCTTGTAGCCAACCATTGGTATATAAAGAAGCATAATCAGCATTAGCGGTAGTAAAATACGGCAGATGTTGAGCTGGAGTTTGACCGCTTTTTTGTTCAAATAAAACATATTGCCCAACTTCAATCGGTATATTCAAACCTTTTTTTTCTTCTAATCCTGGATTTTCAGGTAAAATAGTAGTTCTTGATAATGCTTGATACCCTCCAGTAGGTGTTTTTTCAGCAACTAATAAATTGAATGGAGATCCTGAACTTCTGTATATAATAGAACTAATGAAACCGCTGAGAGTGGCTGGAATATTGTTACCTAAAACTTGATTTATATCAAGCGTTCCTGAAGCATTGATTACATTTCTTGTAGGATAATCTTGCACATTGATAAAAGATTCATTTAATTCTTCTTTTGTAACCAATTCTTCGCCTTCAATTCTACAAATATAATCTGCGTCTCTTCCATACATTAAGAAGAATATCTCATTAGCATTTACATTAGAGTATCCCTTAAAAGCGTCCCAATCTATCGTAATATCTACAGCAAATGTTTCCCAAGAAAATTTATATCTAGCTGTGCCTGTCGGTCTACTTTCTGTTTCAAAAATATTCTTCATTTTCAAAGCATTATTTCTATAGAATTGAAGATGTACACCGCCAGTATTACTAGCATAATCTAGATATACAAGAGAGTTTTCTAAACTTTCTCCTTGTTGTAAGGATAAATCCCAAAGGTGGAAATCTAATATCCCCCTTGACTTTTTGAAAAAAGAAATATCTCTTATAATTCCATTATTTCTACTTACTTCAAATTCAACATAATTTTGAAATAAATCATACCATTTTTGATTGAACCCCTGAGCCTTTACGAATATTTCATTAGCGTTTGAATTAGAATATCCATCAAAAACATCCCAATTTATTGTTAATGCGATGAAAGCATCATCATTAACTTTTATTCTATATTTTTGTACTCCTGTTGGTCTTCCGTCTGTCTCAATTGTTTCAGATATGACTGTTGAACTTCCATGATTCATTCGGATATTAACGCCAGACAAACTTTCATAGTAATTTAACGCTAACAATGAAAGTTCTACCCCTTCATAACTTTCAGAAAAAATTTCAAACTCGCCGATTCCATTGAATCTTCTTTCTAATGCAGCATTATCTTTAATTCCGTTAAATGTAAGATATGTTTGCCTAATAGATTCATTAAAATTGTTTTCCGTTATGGCGTAATAATCGTTGTTTGTGATTGAAAGTGATAATTCTGCACCTTCATATACTCCTCCTGGAATAAAGATTCTAGGTAAGGTAAATTCAGAAAGGTCTATTTCCATCCAATCTTTATAGTTTTCAGGAAACCTCATCTTTTTTTCTTTGTTATCGTAGAGATAAACACCACTAATTGAGTGAAAAAGTCTTATAAACACTTTTGACTCCCCCTTGAACCTCTTTAATTCTTCGGTGAACGCCCATGTAGCACTAACTGATGCTACAAACTTTGAAAAAGTTGCAACCGAATTAATGTTAGGAATATTCAAAACTTCTTTCACCCAAGAAGAGCCGTCATTAGTCTTCAAAATAGCGACTTCTTCAAAAGAGATGTTTATATTACCAAAATTTTCATACACTCCCCCTATTGAAGAAATATAAAAGCAGGGAATATTCATACCACTAGGAACTGTATCTGGTTTTGCAACCCCCTTAAAAACAAAACCGCTAGTTGTGTCTGTAACTACAGGAATGCTAGTCTCTTGTTTACTCCAATAAGAACCATTCCATAATAATGTAACTAATTTTACCTCATTCTCAACAGATGATACTCTTAAAGCATTACCATCTTGTCCAATGAAATTTGAAAAAGTTTTAGACGAGTCGCAAGGAACCTGAGATAGATATACAGCCTGACCATTATTAGGTTGAATAGGAACTGTATCTGGTTCTGCAAATGCTACAGGAACGCCACTTCCGGCAACAAGTTCTACGTTTCGAATATAATCATTCAAAGCAAGGGCAAACGCTTGATGATCTTCAGGTTGAATTTCAGTACCTGATGGGCGACCCATTAAGGTGTCAATAATCAATTGACGAGTATCGCTATATCCTGCCATGTTATTAAGTATTTAATTATGAATAATCTGCTTGATTGTAATCTTCGCTGTAGTTATCTCTTTGAGCTAAATTATAGCTGATAATCAACTCCGCTGTTTCAATTTCTTGCTTTTCTACACGATTTTTGAAGTCTTCTATGAGTCGTTCGTTTGAAGGATATTTATATGATTTCAAATCTCTTTGAATCCATAGTCCTATACCACTTTCAGGCAATAATACATCTTCGCCATCTAAAAGAACTACTTCATTAGTCACTCCATTCTTCATTTTACCTAAAAAAGTAGCGTTAAATCCTCGAGTAGTTACATAAGAACAAGTAATCGGTTCAGGAACCACACTCTCGTCTCGTCTAACGATTCGGAACACTTTTTCTGATAAACGCTTTATCTCGTAATTATCATCATTGCTAAAAGCATTTTCGAAGGCATTCCAAGTACCCTCTATTCCCGACTCTTCTACTTCAAACTGGATATCAAATGGCATTAACGCTATTTCCTCTCCTACGCTTGCAGGATTAAGGATTTCAATATCAACCGAAGCACGCTGAAAATCTACCCTGTGAAATTCAGCAGCCATAGGTTCAGCATATCTATTAGCAATATACTCCATACTCAAAGATTCACTCAACGCTACAGCCGCAACTTTGAAAGTAGCGATATTATCTTTCTCGACTACAATCTTCAAAGTAACATCTTTGATTGGTTGTGTAAGTTTATTTATCAACGCAATCGCTATTGTTTCTCTAGGCTTCTTTTCTAGTGTATAAGCGGAAATTAAGTCGAATAAAGCGTTCAACTCTCCGCTCGGAACTGGGGTGGAACTTACATATCCACCCAAGCTCTTTGCTGTATCTGTTTGAGGAGCTTCGCTTGATTTTCTTAACGAAGTATTCGCTCCTGTTAAATATAATATCATATTGCCGTTATTTTTATGAGTAATTTCTTTCTTCCTCCTGAGGCTGTAACTGTACCATATTTACGCTGAATGAGCTGTTAGCGAGAGTCTCAGTCTCAGAGTTTATATTAGTGAAAGGAGCTACAGAAAGGTTATAGAAAGGATATTTGCTACCGCTATCATCAATGAAGTGATAGCGTATCTGAAACTCAGCTGTATCCGCTCCTCCGTATTTTGGGAAGATTGAATAAATGTTCAATCTAAACTGATGGTTGGAAATAATGTTTCTAAAATAAAAAGGAACGCTCTTTCTAGAAACATTCTCAGTTTTGCAAGTAATCTCGTATTCAATTTCACGGAAGTTAGGAACGACAATGAAGTCGTTGTCTTCACCTATAACCTCGGGATCAAATTTACTTATGAAAAGTAACTTGCCCTCATTACGATCTATGGTAAGATAACGCATATTTCCTCTATTGATAAGCAACCATCCATTGAATACGTCATTAGGTATATTTCCGTCGCCATAGAAGTTACAATCTCCAAGTGTTATTTGAAAAACATTTGAATTCTCTGAAGATTTCAATTCATAAGCGTTGACTTTATATCCGTGCTCAAGAATTAGTTCTATTTCTGCTGCCTTTGCTCTAGGAGAATCTACACCTCCTACTGCTGAAACCTGAAGCAAGCTTGTTATAGGACTTTCTCCCGTATATTCTGTTTCTTGTTCATAGCGTTGATTAAACATACAGTAGATTCGTTCATCGAGAACATTCATCGTTCCGTTTTCATAATAAACGCAACCTATTATGAATTCATTGCTTCCTACCACTGGCTTATCGTCAGCATCTACAATCCTCAGATTATACGAATCATATTCATATATTTCTTTGCGATCATCCGGAACTTGAAATCCTGGGGTGAATGTTCCTACTACACTATATTTCAAACCGCTTTCAGCACGGAAGCTACCGCTCAATATAGCGTTATAATCAGAAGTAACCTCTACAACCTCATATTCCCCCTGATTAATTTGCGAATTAAACTTAACCTTTATAGGGAAGTTAGGTTGTCCTCGTAGAATCTCTGTAAATCTGGTATCTACACCACTTAACGCTCCGTCTACAGTTATACTCACAGTTCCTTCTTCCAGAGAAGATACGCTCCTAGAAAGGACGATCCAACGCTTTGTACCCGTGTCTGAAACGGAGAGTATTGTATCTTCTTTCATAACTATTGCGTCAAGATTAGAATCAAACGCAAGGCCAGCGTTGATCTTAACGAAGTTTGCTGAACCAGCAGTAGGCTTAAAGTAAGAGTTGTCTCCGCTAGACACTATACCATAATTTGTAATGAAGGCTTTGAACAGTCTCTTATAACCATCATCTTTCAAAAACTTTACCAATCTGTTAAGCTCGGCAACTTCCAAGAACAGATTATCGCTTATTTTCAATCTACTCATATTGTTAGTTATTTCCTGTTATTGTGAACAAATGTGTTTTATTGAAAGGATATAAATACTTTTCTATAATATCTGTAATATCCTGTTGAGATTGAGTTTTGTTATTATTTCTAAAATAAGTGTAGAAGAAATCAGGAGCTTGAATGAAACCTAGACTCTTAGCATCAAGTTTTCCATCTTTCAATGGAATTATATTCTTGCCTCTTACTAGTGGTCTTATTTTATAATCCCAAATCTCTACGCTTGTAGCAGCGTTTGAAGACACTTGTACTTTTGGTAAAATATACTTCAAGAACGGATTATTGAAGTATAAATTAGTGCCGAATCCAAGGTTCGTCGTTTCTCGTTCAACATTACTACTTCCGTAAGCATGAATTATCCCTCTGACGAAATACCACTTACCGCTCTTCCAAACATTAGTAGCTTGATTCAAAAACTCATTAGTTATGGTAAATCCATTTGGTGTTACGAAAGAGTCATTGAGATAGTTCTTATTTATATCAAATCCTTCAACTCCAAATTCAACCCTAATGCCACTTGAAGCGTTTTTGAGTTTGAAAGCAAATGTTATTTCATAATCCATTTGAGAATCTGCTGCATAAAGATTGTCTAAAACCTCTTCGTTCGAAGCTCTGCCTAAACCAGCTCTTCCGCCTCTACTTCCGAAATTTAGCTTCAAAACCCTCTTATTGCCTGAGGATGCTAAAGAGTAATTACCGCCTCCAATCTTGCTTAAAACAAAATTAGAAAGACTCTGAAAATCTTCAGAATTTTCCCTTGTTTTATTGAGATTGAATGATCTAGAAGTCCCCTTATACATAGGAGACGACTGATTCATACACCAACCCATTTTCCATTTAGGAACATTTTCATAGAGTAATTCATCGCAACTCCTGTTTTGCGTTAAGCGTATAAATTCACCATCAATAGGAGCTTCTGTTCCATTACTTAAAACATCTCCCCTACGAGTGAATATCATTTGAGTACCTCGCTGTTGAGCTTGAGAAAATAAATTCCTGGTAAGGTATTGTAATTCTTCAAGAGTTATCTTACCCTCATTGAAATATAATCCATATCCACGAACTTGCTCTCTCAGTAGATCTTCGTCATCCTTAAACCTTTCCCATCTTCTAAAAAAGATTATAAATAAAGCAAAGAAGCGAGCAACGCTAAAGAATAAATCAACAAAATCTTTATCTTCTTTGTAATCATCATTATCAGCTCGCTCAATATAGTTAGGCAATATTCCTCTGTAATATAGCTTTTTGAAAATGTTAATTTCTAATAAAGAAAGTTCGTTAGTACCTAATGCTCTATTCAAAATACTAGACATTAAAGTAGGAGCTACGAATTGAATCTCTTCTCTTACTCCGTTGAATGTTATGTCTACGAACTTAATGACGCCAGTGGTATCTGTTCCCGTTCTGGTGTACCTTACTTCTATGTATAAAGAATTGTCAGCGACGAACTCATCGGAGGAAAGATTTTCATTATTCAAAGACTTCCAATCAGTCCAGAATACTCCATCTTGAGAAATTCTAAACTCCCTTGAAAGCGATCTTTGTTCCGTTTCACCCTCTATTGAATCTAAAAAATTCGTTATTCTCACTTTACCCATTATTTTGGGAGCAAGCGTAACCAGTAAGATATCTCCTATGTTATTTAGAATATTGTCCATTATTCAGTATATATTAAATAAGCATTATCTTCTCCTCCTCGGCTGTAGCGTTGGGTATCGTCATTTGAAACATCAAGTATCAATTCTCCATTCTCTAACTTTCCAACATGTTCAGAATCTGAAGATATCATCAATTCCCCCTCCTTTCCTTCAACATTGTCTATTATCTTCGTTTCTGTCAATACTTGGGATTTGAAAATAGAAGGAGCGGTAGAACCATCGCTGTTTCTATCTGAAAAGCTGTGTATAGAGAACACACCTGTGCTCTTACTTACTTCTGTAATAGTTTTTATGTGAACCTGAGTTGTAGCCATAATTTACCACATTAAATAGTTGTTAATACAGAAGCTGTGTAAGTGGCGTCAGGTTCATTAGGATAGAACACATCTGCTAATAACCCCTTGTTATCCTCAATGATGTTGCCGTCGAGATCTCTCATAACAAAACCTCTAATTCTAGGAAGACGATACTTCGGCACATTGATATCAGATTGAGGGAAGAAATGAGTATCTGGAACATATCTTACTCCCTCTGTATTTTTAGCAACATACATAAGCGTCTCCCACTCAACTCTGTCTCCATATTTCCAATTGCGATAGTCGAACAATTTATTCATTTGAATTTGTATGTTCTTTCTCACAACATCTATATCATACGCAGGATCTATATCTATTCTGAATTCTACATCAACAGGAAGCCAATTAACATTCTCTAATTTCAAAGCATATGATTCGTCGCTTCTCAATAACTCCGAAAGAGAAAGATATTCTTGACTTCTTGATAATAATTCATTGAACTCTTCTTCTGTGAAGTTTTGTCCGTTTATAGAAACAACAATTAAAATAAATTTTCCATTTGTATCTATACCGCCCTTATACAGTTTCAGAACACGAGGATTTATCTTCATGAAAACTTGCTCAAGATAACTCAGAGTCGTTCTTGAAAGTTGATTCATGCTTGTCTTTATACGCTCTCTGAAAAGTTTATCGTTCTCAAAATCCATACCGCCAGTAGCAGCATATTCATTGACGACAGATATATGACCATTGGGAACAGGAAGAACATTGTTAATTGAAAGCGGTTCAACATTAGTGTTCAATCCCCTTTGAACACTTCTTACCTTCAAATAAGCATATCCGTTTACACCTACAGTAACACTTTCTTCAAGATCAAAATTTATTCCTGAAGTAGAACTAAATCTGTGAACTCCTGCAATATAAGAGGTTCCTTCATCAGCAGTAACTCTTACATAAGTTGTACTTCCTGCCGCACCAAAGCGAGGAGCAACTCCTCTAATTGCCGCAAGATTATCAAGATACTCCCCATAAGCACTATCGGGGAAAATGTGCCCCTCAATTACCGCTTGATTAGTAAGCGTTCTTTGAGTCAATTTTCCACAACCATAAGCTATTCCATTCAAAACAGAAGCGTCAGAGATATCACTCACCTTATCGGTTTTGTTCAGAAATATCTCCAAGAATATTTGTTTTAATTCTTCTACTGGCGTTATCTTTGTTATCATAATACAAATGTTTTAACAGTTGAATAAGCGTATTTTGTTCTAATGTTACAAGTCACATATAAATCAGAATCCTTCAATTCTACAGAACTAACAGAAACAGATTCAAATAAATCGTCCTGAAGAAAAGTTTGTTGAATATCTTTAAGTAATTCAGCGTAATTGTAGCTTCCCGCTGTTTTACCTTGTAAGATATTTTTACCAAAAGTAGGAATTTCAGGAATATCTCCTCTGTTTAATTTTAACAGAGTGTCGATTTTCTGTTCAACATTATCCTCATAACGCTTAACATCTAGATCGTTATCCTTTATTGTTATTTTCTTATTGATATCCTTACCATATACATGATTCCCCACAGGAGCCTCTATTATACTTTCAACTACCAGGTCACTCTGATTGTTGACCATAGCCTTCATAGAAGATAGCTTATCAATCTCCCAATCATCTTCTTGAAAATCATTATCTAGTAAGAGAGAAGTTTCTGTGACCCCTAATGAATCTATTTCATCAGCCAAATCTTGAGGAGTCTTCATTCCTCCAATATCAGCTTTAACTTGTACATATGGTTGATAACCTCTTACAGATTCAACAACGCGATTGTACTTCGGCAACTTACTTACCCTTTCAAGTGTATCATTCAGATTCTGGCAATACTGTTGTAATTCCCAAAAACCGCAATTAGATAACTTACTAGAATAATTCTTAAAGGTTTGAACGAGATTCCTACTTCTTGTTAGTAAGGAGTTGAAATTTCCCATCACTTCAGTTGACACACTTTCAGTCCGACCCGCATAGTAGTCAGATAAAAACGAAAAATCATCTTGCATAAAATCTCGATAGTCCTCGAAATACTTACTCAATTTGAATTTCGTTACATTTTCAAATTCTATAACTATATCGCTAAACATATCAAATGAAGCTTAAATCGTTATTTCGTTTCACATCCTTCGCAACATTGCTTAACCCCTGAGCAATGGCGTTAGAAGCAACTTGTTTTAGTAACTTCGCATTGCGAGCTTTAACACTTTGAACAGCGTCTCCAGGAGCTACTGCTTTAAGTGAAAGCTCATAGAACCACATTCTATTGTTGTCTATGCTCTGGTTAAAAGAGGCATTAACAACATCTACAACATACGAAGTATTAAAAGCATAGTTGTTATACAAAAGAATGTATGGTCTTCCGTTAGCATCTAACTCATTAGCCTTTTCTATTATATGTTGTAAAATTTTTGTTAATCCATAACCACCAGTATAAGCTGTTTCAAAACCAAACATAGCTTTTCCCATATTGCCGTTAAAAAAGTTTTTCCAACCGCTTCTATCCTTTGAAACAGGATCTACCATTCCTGTAACTATACGGAATCTCCGTCCGAATGTGCCTTGAAGTGTTATATTTACGGGAGCGAAAGAATCATTAAACATTGTAACGATTCCACTTTTTGTCTTTGTTTGAGTTTGTATAGGAGCTCTACTCTCAGAGATATTATTAGGCATCACAACAAAGGAAATGAATCCTATTTGCTTTTTATCACAATCAAGCAACTCTAATGAACACATATAGTATTCATAGTTATCGGGAGCCAACATGTGTAATGCTGACTCTCCTATGCTTTCAACGACATTCATTGCATTTGTGATACCGCTGTTAGCTGCTTTATTTCCTATTTGAGACCAATCCATTTATATCTTATTTTAACAAAAATAATAACTGCTTACATGATAGTTGCGGTTCCTGGACCAGTAGTAGCTCCTGTTTGAGCAGTTGGACTTCCAGCTGTAGCAACTGGTATTCCTGCATTGACTGTTATAGTAGCAGTTTTAATCCAAGTATCTATCTCGTCTGCTATTGCTGAAGAAAGGTCCTTTGCGAATTTCGTCTTAATTGTTTCAGCATTTGAATTCTCATTAAAAGAAGCGTCTAAGATACTTTTTATTTTCCTTTGCAAATTTGCTTGCAATACTGAAGTAGCTAGTGGCATATGCGTTAATCTAAATTTGATTTTTTACTTAAAATGTTTTGTAACTTACTTTGAATAGTAACGAATTCTGAAACATTCACAGGAACGCTTGATGGTCCAACAGGAGTCATTACTGTCATCTTTTGAAGTGCTGAGCATAGGTCGTTCAATATTCCCTTGAGTGTATCACCTAAAACCATTGGCTCCTTACCAGAATCTAAATTCAACTTATCGTCTGTTTTTATGTTTACCTCCTTACTGCTCAAATTAACAACAGAATCCTTTGCTGTTATATTTACATCAATTTCAGTAGAAAGGTTTACATTTTCTTCATTGAGCGTAATTTGGGTATTGAACTGATCTTTGTATTCTGCTTTTTCAGCGTCTCCTGAAAAACTTATCAATTCCTCATCAACTAAATTCTTTAACGCTATTTTGAAGTCTTGGCGTGCTATGGCTTCTACCTGATTTCCTAGAGCACGAACCATTCCGTCGCTTTCAACTTCTAACACGCTTTCAGTATTGCCTGAGGATGCCTTAATTCTGATCTTAGCAGGATGTTCTGTATCACTTACCACGCTTATATTCAGAACGCCATTAGTAGCATCCTCGAAGATTTCTACAACCCTCTCGCCTACTTGTTGTACATGGCGTTCTTGACCTTCACTTAATAAGTTAGTATAATCACCAGCAGGAATAACCCCTATGATTATGGGTCTATTGGTAAAATTTTCCCTCACCCAAAAAACCGCTGTACCTCTTTCAGTAGATTTCAACGGGAACTTTATCTTCTGGAGAGCTTCCTCTAATATCTTTACATTACTTATATAACCATATCCATAACCACCATTCATGGTTACAGTCATAGTTCTGTAGCAGGTATCAATGTAATCCTGGCGTGTCTCATCGTCAGGAACTACAATAAAACCTACGCCACTTTGACCAACTGTTGGTTTAGCACCTCTATTTATTTCAACACTACCTTTCATTGCTTACATAACTAATTGAGATCTTTTTAAGAAAAATGCAAACACATCTACATTAACTTTCCAAGTTGAAACAATATCCTTCCAATTTTCAGAAGTAACCTTTGAAATATCAAAGTCTTTGCCGAAATCAATAAGATTAAAATAACTAATCATTTTGCCGTCAATTTTAACCTCATTCACATATTTAGAGAACATTCCTCTAGACACAGTCAAAGTTGTACTTCTATTAACAGAAGTTTCCCCCACAGAATAACTGTTACTTACAGCGTCAACATAGAATTGTTCTCCATTAGGCATCATTATTAGCGTGCCCCTTTTTATTCTCCTATCTCCATTGAGAGTTATCGTACCCTTTCTTGTGAAAGGATTATAAGCATTGCTTTCTATTATGTATTTCAAATCTCTTACAGCATTACGAATAATATTCTCTCCGTTTGCCTTCTTATCGTCATCAACCTCGGTGTTTGCTCTACCGCTTTGATAATAATTCACATATTGATTTTGAATCGTTAAATCTTTACTTCCCCAAACAGTTGCGTATTCTGGAAAGAATATTGCAGGCATATAAAGATTCAATTGATTCATTCCAGCGAACTCTTCAAAAGGAATCATTTGATACCAAGAATAAATACCTTCAGTATTCCAACTTAAATTAGTTGAACGAATATCAGAATCTTCTATGCTAATCATAGTCAACTCTTGCATTTTCAGAATTCCTTCCTTATCATAAGGCGGTTTGCGAATCATAAAATAATACTGATCGCCATAAGTGTCTCCTGAAAATTCTACAAGCGGTTGTTGACACATCTTGTTAAAGAAGTTAATAAGAGGACCAGTTTGCATGGAAATGCTACTGTCGAAAATTTGACGATTAGCAGCCGAAGAGTCCATAAGAAGTTTTACAATCTGCCATATTCCTGGTGCTAAACGCTCTTGAGCTCCGCTAACTATTTTCTTCTTTACTTTTTTCTTTCTCTCTGTAGCATTAGGATTTGTTACTGCGGTAACATCTGTATTAGTGTATTCTGACATAGAAGTTGTTTGAGCAGCTGCTGCAGTTTCTCCTTGCCAAAGAACTTCTCCTGTAGAAGTTAATACACATTTTTCTTTCAAAAAACTAAGAGGATTAACAGGAATAGTTCCTTGCTTTCTTATCTCAAAATGTAGATGAGGACCCGTTGTGCTGCCTCCATTCGGTTGGTCAGATGTATCTCCTCCGCTTAAAGCTATTTGTTGACCTGCTGTTACATCTTGACCTACTGTTACATTAGCTTCTTTAAGATGCATGAAATACAGATTATAGTATTCATTATTTTCAGTATCTATTCTGAGAACTATGTATAATCCAGCTCCATCTTTTTGAACCTTTCTTGTAACTATCCTTCCATTATGAGGAGCTTGTACAGTGGTGCCTACGGGAACCGCTATATCTATTCCCCTATGCATCTCACCCCACCTCATTCCCATTGGAGAAGAAATAGGTAGAGAACCCTTGCCTCCTAACCATCCACTTATAAACTTCGGTATCATAATTATCTTGCTATAATATAACCATCAGGCAAAATTAAACCATCGTTAATCCTAGGATCTCCGCCTAACCTGATTTCAGATAGTCCATTAAGAGACCTTGCGGATCCTGGAGTTGTTCCTTCGTCTATTAAAGATTTTGCAGACTTTCCTCCATCTATAGTCCAATCTTTTCCTCTATTTTGATTAAATTCCATTCCTGTTACAAACTCACCATTGTTGAGATTTTCAGACTCACCTTCATCACCCGCAGGAGCAGTTTCTTCAACTTCCTGATAAGATAAGAAATCTCTGAATTTTGTTCTGGCGTCTCCCCACGATGTAAATACATAATCGGGAACGACTTCTATATTAGCTAATTGAGAAATCACCCCCTTTATAACAAAATCAATAGAACGATTGAATGGTAATGCGAAAACATCTATTTGATTCGTACTTAATCTCAATCTATTCTCAGGACTATTTTCAGAACCTCCTATCATATCAGCGTCCCTTATATCACCCTGTTTTCCCGCACTTTCTGTGTTAGAAAATATGCGACTTTCTCCGCTAGCACTAGAAGTGTTAAAGAATAATGAATTATCATCTGTTATGAGCTTCATTAGGTCTTTTCCGCTAACTGAAACACTTCCTCTTCCAGAAGCGTCTACATTTACGCTAACATTTTCTACTAGACCTATCATGTCAAATACCTTAGAACCGCTTTCAGATTCCAATTCTAATTCTTCAAACGATATGAAAATCAAATCGTTTGATTGAATGAGCCAGTTGAAATAATTATCATCCATTGAAGATATTCCAACCTTATGAAAAAAGTTCTTTCTATTTTCTCTTGAAGCGTATCGGTTGTAAATAAAAAGTTCCGCTTGATTAGCAAACCTATCTGTGTATCCGTCTATTAAAAATTTAGAACCGCCCGTAATGAGTTTAGTTTCACTTTTCCCTGCAGAATGTATTATAGGAAGCGTTATTGAGAATGTTCCTCCTTGAGCAGTTACATTTGTGTTAACATCGATTATAAAATCCGATATATTCACAAATTTGTTATTTTTAGACTGATAATGATCTCCAAGGAATGTTGAACCTGAATAATATAGAGATTTGAACCATCCCCAAACCGAACAACTCGGAGCTACTTTTTTAGCGTACCTTTGTATGTTATAACCCTCATTATTCAATATGTTTTGAATATGAGAATTTTCAAAAGCATAGATGTCGTCTGCGCTTGCTTGAAAATTAGTCTGAGAAATGGCTATCTCCCTAGTTATGTATTTAGAATCAATTTTGAAAATACAAGGACAAGGGAGAGTCATATCGCTCTTCAAATCAGAAGCTGTTATAGCGGGATCGTCCTTTGTTTTACCAAGCTCTTTTGAATATAACGCTTTCTCTTCTGTAGACATTTGTTCAAAGAATAAATCTCTGTTACTCTTCGTATCATTATATTTATAATCGAAGAGATCGTCTACAGATATTCCAATAATTCTATTAGCTTCCATGTAATCTGAAAGCGTCTTCAAATTATTATTATTGTGATATAAAGTAAATTGAGACATACTTATTCAGCTAACAATCTTATTCCGCCACTCATTTTATTGAACATCTTCTCTAAAAAAGAAGCTGCGTTAAATACTGCATCGCTCATTTCAGTAACGCTTGAACTAAGAGATGATACATAACCCTCTATGTCTTTAACATATTTTTTAACAGCTTCATTACTCATAGCACCAGAAGGATTACTATATTCATAACCAGAAGAAAGTATTTCTCCAGCCTTACCACTTCGAATCCCTTCCCAAATAGCCTTCCTCCTTTCTGGACTTTCTATTCCTTGAAGCATACTTTGAATCATCAAATATCCCATAGGTGAATCAAACCCTCCATACATAGATGTCATTTGTCCAATGAGAGCTTTTTCGATTATACCTTGATATTTTTCATCATGTAAGATTTGATCTATTAAATCAACTCTTCCTCGTACACTTTGTCCATTATATTCAGGAACAGCCTTTTCAACTACGCCATATAAAATAGCTTTCATCCTATCGTTTTGAGGATTAAGTAGCATATTTTGAACAGCCTTAATGTCTCCTGCTGTGCGACTATCTACTGTATATCCTTCCAAACTAGCAAAAGCAGTAATATCGCGATTAGCGTTCATTTGAGACGGCTTATCTGAAAATCTCATATAATTAGCCATGAGGTCTTGCTGAATACCTAAATATTCCTGAACCCTAGCATAATTGCCTTGAGAGACTCCGCTATTACTTATCCTTTCAAGCCTTTGAACCAAATCTACAATAGCTTCTGTTCCAGTCATTCCATAGCGATCGTATTTTCCTGCATCTCCCAAGCTTCCTCTATTGAGAGAAAAAACCCTTTCTAACGCTTCTTGAAAATATGCTTCGCTTACGCCATATTCAGCTATTCCTCTCTGAGAAATTCTTCTTTCAGCTGATTGTGCGAAATTAGGAACAGATAACCCTAGCTCACTCATATCTACACCAGTTCCAGGATCAAAATTCCAAAGGTTGGTGTACATCTTCGTTCTAGCGTCCCTCATGTTGCCGCCATACATATTTCTCGTTAAAGCGGCAAGACCAGCCATTTGATCTGAACGCTGAGCTTCTTCTTGAAAAACAGAAAAGAGTCCAGCAACAGGAGTAAGCCACGCCAATGTCTTAGCAGCTGTCTCATCGCTAGCACCCAACAAAGCGGTAACAGATTGACCTGCTCCCATTATTGTTGAGCCGATATTCTTTCCGGCAATGCCTTTAATAAGTTGGTCAGCACCTAATATTGTCTGAAGAACTCGGGAACCGAAATTAACTCCAGCTTCTTCAACACGACCATCGGTAATATCTCTGATTTGTTTATCTATTTCCTGAACCCTTTGAGCAGCAGCCTTTGCTGTTTCTTCATCTTCAGCGTTATCACGCTCAAAGATAGCTTCTTGACGCTGTTGACGGAGTTCTCCTAAATATGAGTTAGGATTCAATGAACCAGTTCTGTTGATAGATTCTGTAAGTTCTTCAATGGCTCTGGTTAATTCATCTTGCTTCTGATTCTTTTCAGCTTCCTCAGCTCTATCAAGAGCATCGAGTTCTCGGTCAAAATCCTTTACTGCTATACCTATTTGCTCATCAGTAGCACCTGCTTTTATTTGCTGGTCAATTACTTCGTCTCTTTTTCCGTAAATCTCCCAACGCTTGTCTTCGTACTTCTTGTGAACACTATCGTTGATAGCTAGACGCTGTTGTTGCTCTATCTGAGAAATTATCGGCTTGTAAGTATTGTTTGTAGGAATGTAAACAGCTCCTCGAGCCATTATCGCTCTACGAATATCTTCTACAAGGCGATTATCTGGCGCAATAGGAGTACCACTACCTGCTGGATCGGTTGGAGTATTTGGCAGAGGAGTTGGAGGAGTTGGCGGTGGTGTATGAGGATTATTACCTCCTCCGCCAGAACCTCCCCCTTGTATTCTTACTATAACATCGCTCATTTTATTATAAATTTTCTAAATCTAATTTATCGTATTCATCATCAATCTCTTGCTGAGTCATATGAACAACATTTTCCGCTTCGTCTCCCATTAGTTCCTCTTCTTCTTTTCTCATAGCTTGAATTCTCATACGCTTAATCTCAATCTCCTCTTGATATTCAATTAGCATGTCTATAAAATTCATTTCTCTATGAGCAGATGACCCAAATGGAATATCGTGTTTCTTACGCCACCAATAATCTAGAATAAAGCTATTGTGCCGTTCGGTCAAGAAATTACTCGTCTCCTGCCTCAGCTCGCTGACTCTCTGATTCGATGACTGCTTCATTTGCTGATGCGTAAAGTTGGTTCATGATTTTATTATACCAAGGGAGCACCTGACTCTTGTAAATATCTACAATAGGCTTAACGCTCTCAGGATTCATCTGAGTGTAATCTGTAGTCTCGTCTTCCTCGGTTATGAAATTCTTCAATCGTGGGCACATTACACTCATGAAGGCGATTGCATCAACCATATCTAGTACAAAGTACATCGACTTAATTCCGGATGCTGCAAATGTGCCGTATTTACCTCCAGTCAACGCTACCTTTAATGACTCAATATCCATAAGCTGTCCAACATTTGGATACTTGATGATGAACTTCTTTCCGTTGAAGTTAATCGCAATTTCTCTTTCAATCATAATTTTACAATTTATATTAACATAAAATAAAGCACTACCCTTACGCAGAGAGTAGTGCTTTTCTTATAACTGTATTGTTTGAGATAGTCCTTAAACTTGTACAGTATTGTAGAGAATAGGAGTAGTGTACTCAAATTCAGTATCTCGTCCCGAAATCTGTCCTTCCTGGATATCGAATCCTTCACGAGTAGCAAACGCTCCTGTTACCTTTGCAAATGTTTCAAGTTTAGTATTAACCATTCCCGTTTCAGGATTGATTTCACCATCCTTTACCTTACGCATAATAGCGATCTCCAAACCATCCTCTTGCATGAGAATCATGTTAGACCACTCGTTTATCGTAGCAGCGTTGCGAAAAGTACCTTTCTTTGAAACATTATTCAAAAGATTGAAGTTGATAGTGTATGATGAACAAGATAAACTACCTTGCCACTCCAAAGCAGGAAGCTCTGAAGGTGTAAGTGTACCGAGTCCAGTTACACGACCACGACGAATAGATTCAGTAATACGAACATTCTTCATTTTACCGCATGTCACACCATTGATTTGAATAAGTGCAATGGGTGCAGTCATTACTTTTTCATTCTTTACCATAACTTATTTCAAATTAAAATGTGAAATCTAACATGTTACCTATGAAGAATGTCTTATTTACAGGAACATTAGGAACAAAGTCATATGTGATAAAGTAATCACCATTTCTTCCCGTAACTCCTACATTCTTCCACGAAATCAAAAGATTATCCTCACCAGGACGAGCAACTAACGAAGCAAGTTTAGTTTCAGTGAAATTCTTCACCGATTCCGGACTAGCTTGAGCAGCTGTATTTCCTGTGAATCTAACCTGACCCTCGAGGATTAACTCCTTGTTGATCTGAGCCTTAATCAAAGAAATTGATAACTCAAGACTCTGACCATCTGGAGCGATAGTCTGCTTATTATTCTGTAATGTAGTTACACCTTGGTTCACGCACCAATAACCGCTAACATTACGAACATGCATAATACCAGCCTGAAGAGCCTTTTCTCTTTCTCTCTTCTTCAAGTCATAAGCAAAGCTCTGATAACCTACCTGCTTAAATGTTAAAGGAGTTTGAGCAGCCATACCTGCGTTCAGACCCATTATAGCAGCTGCGAGATAAATAGTAGGGAGTTTCTTAGTGCCGTTGCCATCCTTACGATTAACAATAGGTGCTCCGTGAACCACTACTACCTGATCGCTGTTGAAGTATTTAGCAATGCTCTGAGAAGAGTTTGAATCACCAAACAAATCAGTATCATCCTCACCACCAGGAACAAACATATGCTCGCTGAATTTAGCATCCTGCTTAATGAATGTGAACAACTTTCCATTGGTTTCAGCGTTCACTCCAGCTCCAGCAGAAGCGTTCTTGTTAGTGCACAAGAAGAAAGTGATATCTAACTCCTCAATTGCTTCAAGAACATCAGCGTATTCTCCGTCGTTCAAGAATGTGGTAGTACCTCCACTAGCCAGTGTTTGAGTTATTACCTTGAGAGCAGTTGAATCGGTTCCTGTCTTGCTTACATTAAAGTTAGCTGAAATAACCTTATCATTCATTGCCCACTCGTATGCTTCGCCAAGCGTTCCAAGATCATCAGACTCAGCGAGAATATCGGGAGTAGACTCTGCTAATGAATAAGCTCCATAAGGCTCCCCATACTCATCAGCTCCCTTGTAAGTACCCTTGATGATCTGAATCTTAAACTTTTTGAGACTATCACCTGCGATAACCTTGGCAGCATAACCTACCTTAACTGTTCCGTCGACCGCTATACCATTACCTGCTAAACCTTCATTCTTACAAGTGAACACCAAAGTGTTACCCTCGCTGAGTGTTAAGGTGATCTTAGCAGCAGTAGTGGTAGCGGCACGAACATAGAATAATTTCGGTGCGCCAGCTACGCCATCACGAGGAGTAAAAATCTTGTAAGCAATGTCGCCAACAAGACCACCGCCCATGAACGCTAGGAAATCTTCGTAATTGTCAAACTGATAAACGGACTTCAGTCCCTTATTCAGTTCGCCCTTTACACCCGAACCTCCTGCAAACTCTGTCTGCTGACCATTGACTGTAGCTAATGACAAACCAGTATCGATAATCATAACATTGCCAAACTCAGCAACATTAACTACCGAAGTAGGATTGTACACAACTGCAGCATATGATCCTGGCTCGATGCACTTTTTGCCTTGAAAATTTACTACTGTTGACATAATTTTATCGTTAAATATATAGTGAAAAACTGTATTTACTTTTCATCATTACTAATAATTGCCTTTGTAGAATTATCATCGTATGGAGATACTAATCGCCATTGATAATAAAAGTTTCTAGCAACCTTTTCCGCAAGCATCTTTGGCACATTATGTTCATATGTAAAAGATATGTTTATTACTTTATGAAAAAGAGGAACAGGCACTAAATCATCCTGCATTACCACATCGTTACCGCTGAGTGTAGGTAAGCGAAGACCAGCTATCTCAAGTTGGGGTACAAGCATGAGAAGCATGGATTTAAGGATGTTATACACTACGCTTACTTCCGCTGAATTATTAGAAGTAATCATTATCTGATAAGTGGTGTCAAACATCTGAGTGAAATACTCTTGAGTACCTACCTTTTTCCCATCTTCAATAATATCGTCTGATAAATACCCCTCATCTGCTCCTATTGTCATCTTTCCGTTTTCTGACGGAAGAAGTATGTGAAGCGATATTATATTAGCAACTTCCTGATTATATCCGAAATTCACACTCAGATTATTAGGAGTTGTTATTATTTTCTTTGCTTGCTTGAACACATTATAAAGATTAAGCTGAAGCGGTTCACCCTCTTCATCTAACCCCATAATCTTATATAATATGGAATTCTTTTCATCAGCCGAGTTTTCAGCTAGATCTTTGCGTAACAATTCAACTATCGATACCAAAGTCTTTTGAATCACGAATTCCGGCAATAACATTCCTTGACTCATAATATAGTTTCTAAGAAAGTTGTTACTTCGTTTTCTACTATTGTATCTACATCTGTATGTTGTACCGCTGCTCCCGCAATATTGTAAGGAGAAAATCCCTTATGTATCCAACTCAACGGATCGCTGTTAGCTCCTGCTCTACGGAATGTTCCGTATGTATTTTGAGAAGTCTTTGCATATTGAGCAGTACGCTTCGTCATTCCTTCATAGATACTATTCTTGTGAGTGTATTGAGCGTAATATGGATTATTAGGACCAGCAGCAATTGCAGCACGGCTTTTAGGAATATCGTATGGCGACGGGATCTCATGAACACTTAATACACCACCGCCTTTTTTACGCATAACCTGATAAACTTCGTCAGGCATTTGTCCACTAAAACCTGCTTGACCCAGAGTTCCTGGGACACCTATTCTGAACGGGATTGTTAAATACCAAGCACCGCCAGCAGCTATTTGTTTCCCTTTTTTGCTATATTTAGCAATTGTGAATTTTACCTTTGAAGACTTCTTAAATCCTTCTTTGATATCGAAAGGACTAGCTCCTTGTTCTATCATATTAGGTAAAATACCAGTCAGAACAATCGCCTTTTCAAATCTACCTTTATCAACCCTTATTATGTTTTGAACATATTCTGGTAAAGTGGCATGAAGTCTTTGTTTAGCTATTGCTTGCCAATTAGCATAGACAGAAGCGGTGACTGCATTAACGCAAGTCTCCGTCAATTGGTCAACTTGTTGGTCGCTTATACCGAACTGACCTTTCAAACCGCTTAAATCTATGATTATTGGATTCATCGTTGAGAAATTACTGAATTGTCAAAACTTTCTGCTCCCCACTTTTGAGCGTCGAATATGAAGTGAGCCTTACGAGCCATTACATTTATAGGCATCTGTCTCAGCTTTTCGTCATCAACACCGCAGAACTTTCCTTCCCTAACTTTCATCAGTTCTCGATTTATATCGATTACATGATAAACGGGATAATGAGAGTAGCGTACCGAAATGCTTATCGGAATCTCTGACACTGAAGAGATGTTAAAATCGCTAACTTCAATGAGGTCTTGAATTCCTAAATTGAAAACGATTCTGTTCTTATCTACAGTGTACATACTGCTATCAAGCGGTATAAGCGGTTCTCCGTCTGAAGCGAATAAGTACATACTAGAAATGTTTAGTGGCTCATAAACAGGATAAGCTACAATTTCACCCTTATAGAAAATAGGTCTAATGATTTCGCTGAAATACTCCTCAAGTTGAGTTAGTATCACCCTATCCATGAACCCTAACTTATCAATCCCTCTGGTAGTTATCGAAGCAGTTCCTCTGTTAATTTCACTCCATTCAGCGTATTGCTTTTTAGAATCCATGCGTTGAGCAATCAATCTTGTTTCCGTTCTATCTACGAAGAACCAACCTCTTCCGAGACAATTCTTACAAGTAGATAATGCTTGTCCTGAAGTCTTATCGGCACAAGGACAACGGAACGCACGATCTATAAAAGCATCATAACCCTGAGTCTGGATTAAGGTTTCGAATCTATCTACATCCCAACCGACACGAGGACTAGTTGAAGCAGGTGGCGTTTGAAACGCTACTGGCTTGTCTGTTATAATACTCTTACCGCTCATTACAATACTTCAAAAGGAATTCCACGATACTTACTTTTCAAGACTGGAAGAAGTCTGTTATTCATATCATCTATGTATGTTTTAATTCTTCCAGCAAACAAACCGCCTTGACCGCTACGAGCAAGAGGAGTATTCTGACTTACTCCGTCGAGCGTAATTGAAAGCGATGTTATACCAATGCCATATAAGACATCACCGATAACCGCTAAAACATTTATGGCAGCTGCCTTGGCAACAAACTCAAATAAATCAGCAGGAACTTTATCCCATCCTGTTATATAGCGTGGTCGCCAATAGTTAGGTATATAAGACTGACCGAACCATCCGAGGTGCGGACTCAATCCGTTATACACAAGGGAATTTTGAGTCATTCTAGCTCCATCTTTTCCTCCCGTATTAGGAATCAGATAGACATTTCGATATACAGCTACATCTTCTTGTTTTTTGATAGATAACCACTCACGAGGATAGGTTATTTGACAAACGCCATTTATCCATCCTTCTAGATTATCTATAAAAGCGATTGGATACATTGTTCTGATATATCCCCAGGACATAAATTCCTGTCGAATGAAGTCACGATTTTCTTCAATAACTTGCTTCAATAGTTTCAAACTAAAAAGATTTTCTACTAGCGTTTGAGCACTGAGAATGTGCTGAAGGATTGATGAAGAACTCATCTTCGTTCCATCAGTAGAACACATAGGAATACCAAAGAGATAATTTTCCCTCAACTCTGTAGGGGAAAGAATAGCTCCCGTATTCTTATTGTATTGTATTTTTAATCTTAAACTAGGCATATATCAAAACAAATGTTCACAATCTATTTATTAGTCTTCCTCTTCGTCTTCGATTTCATCTTCAACCTCGTCAGTCTCGTCATACTTCTTCAGAATGTACGCTGCGAGAAGCGACTTGTTAAGATTCTTCCACTCCTCTTCAGGGAAGCCTAACTCAGAACACATTTCCTTCAACTCTGCCACCTTTGCGTTCTTTACCTTTTCCTCAAGTAATTCACGCTCGTTCTTAGCATCGTTTTCTGCGCCCTCTGCGTCGTCATTCTCATCGTCGCCACCCTTACCTTCAGCGTCCGATCCCTCGGCATACTGCCAGTCGTTAGTGTTGTTTACAAGAAGCTCTGCACAAGCAGTTGAAACCTCTACTTCACCTTTTTCGTCGATAGTAATAATTCCATCAACAGGAACGATCAACTTCATAGAAGCGATGTTCGAATTCTTTGACTTAATTCTCATTTTGATTCACTATTAAAAGAAAAGGGAGTAGGGCATCTCACCCACCCCCGATTCCAGTTTATAACTATTGTTTCACACTTAATTAGGCTTTGGGACCAATGTTGATGAAGCGAACCATCTTCTTAGGAGCGTACAAGAATGGTGTACCATAAAGGAGAACCATAAAGCGGAACGCTGGACTAAGAACGGCAAGATCCATCTTCATGAGCGGAGCAAGCTGTGCGAACTCAACAACCTCATTGTCAAACTGTACAAGCATAGCCTGGTCACAGTCAGGAAGGAAGTGGTTTACATCGCGAACAAGACCTGCTGTAGCTCCGTCGTAACCTGCGGTGAGTTCTGAAGCAGCTACCTCGAAGAGAGGATAGAACTCGCCAGTAGCGGTACCACCAACCTTTGTACGATAGATACGGAACGCAGTAGCAGCGTTTGTACCTACGCCAGCAGCGAACTTCAAGTTAACTGCGCAACCAGCGGTTACAACAACCGCTGTAGAGTTGATTGCAAGCTTAGACTCGCCGAAGCGGTTGATAGCAGAAACAGCGTAATAAACATTTCCTGCATCAGCTGAACGGAACTTCGAAAGTGCAGGGGAAGTGACTACATCAGCAGGAGTTGTATCATCCCATACAGGAGCAACAGGAGCCTTTTGTGAAGTTGCGGCTGAACCAGCACTCTTAGAAGGAAGCTTCTTGAAGAAGACATCGTGGTTAAGACCAATCTGACCGAACTGTGAGTCGAATGCAACAACTTTCTGACCCATAACACCAGCGGTCAACGCAGGAGTATTAGGCTGAATGAACTTGTTACCATAGAAAGTCTTAACAAAGTTGCTCAATACAGCAGGAGCACCATAGATCTGAGTTGCGAGACCATAGTTCTCTACGATTGAGTTAGCACCGCTTTCAATAGCGTCCTCTGTAAGTGCGCCACCACGGAGGTCAACCACGTGCTCTGAAGTCATGTAGTCATCGTAAGAAGACCAAGCTCCAGACTGCTCTTGCTGAGCAAGGAAGCCGTTGAACTGCTCAGGAACGAGCTTCTCGTTACCGAAGTAAAGACCCTGATTAAGAGTACGGAGAATCCACATGGTACCATCCTTGATAGTACGCTCCATGATAGAACCTACCATAGTGTTTACGAGCGTCATCTGGTGAGTTACAGACTTGGTAACACCAAGATACTTCACCAACTGAGCTTTACGAACGAAGATTGAATCTTCCTCCTCAGGGAGCTCTCCCTCACGATTCCAACCGCCACGATTAGCACCATAGCTAGTTTGCTGGTTGTATTCCTCAACTGTGTTGTAAGCTGCCTTCTTAGGAAGATCCTTCCAAAGACGAATGTCGCTCTCACGGAAAGTAAGATGCTTCAAAGTCTTCTCGAGAGACTCAACCTTCAAAGGAGCACCTGACGCAGTAGTCAAGTTTGCGGTATCACGACCAGTAATCCGTTCAGCAGCAAGAGCCTTGTTAAGTTGGTCAACATTTTCCATGCTGCCATTACCTGCGTGAAAACCATCCTGATTAGGAGCAAAGCCGTAATCAGCTAAATTGATTGATAGTCTTTCCATAATTTCTGATATAATTAAAAAGTGTTATTATTTAACAATTTCTACACCAAATTCGTTCTTCATACGAGCGATGATGTTAGATGGTAAGTCGTGAACCGCCTCAAACGCTGTACAAGCCTTTGAAAACTCTTCATCGTAACCCTTTGCAAAAGTAGCCTGATCTAACAGCTCTGCTACCTGATTAGGATTCTTACTCATGCTAATGGCATTTGGATTGCCTGCACGCTCGGTTTGAGTGAAATCATTATCCTGAGCCTTGGCGAAAGTTCGCTCAACAGGACGAGCATGACTCAGTGATTTAGGAGCTGGAGTGAAATTTCCGAACTCTTCCATTTTCTCTGAGAGGATTGAAATAGTTTCATCCTGAGCCTTTATGATTTCCTTCAATTCTATTTCACGCTCAGCGGCAGCGTCAAGCTTCTGACTAGCGTCCTTAATCATGACACCGAGAGCACGAATATACTTTGAGTTAATCTGATGAGAAGCAGCGATAGCCTTTTCGATACGATCGAAGCGGTTTCCTCCCTCTGCCTTTTTCATCTTGCCCTCTGAAACATTATCACCCTCTTCGTCAGAGTCGTCCGTCTCGACAGTTTCCTCGTCAACCTCAGTTGTTTCCTCGGTCTCCTTTGCTTTGTCGATTGGCTCCTCCTCAGTCTCTTCAGCAGCTTCAGCCTTTTTGCTTCCGCAACCTTTCTCGATGTCAGCAGATTCGATATTTAGGCCAAGAGCCTCATATGCCTTCTGAATGTCATCTTCAGTGATTTGTTTACCTTTCATATTCGCAAATTTTTGTAACATTATGTATATTTGTTCTGCTTTTTGGATACTAATACCTGCTATGTCTTGGAAAAGTTTTTCTAACACTTCCGCTTTTGAAAAAGTTGTAACTTTTAACTTCTCGTCAACTGATTCTTTCTTAAGAGCAGCTCCGTTTTCTGTATCTAGAGCCTTTTCTTCTTGATTCTGATTTTCTTCTTCCTCGTTGAAATCATCGATCTCACCCTTAATTATATTAGCGAAAGTTTTAGGATTCTTAGGCATATGTGTAATAGCTACACCAGTAATAATTGCCTTAATTATATGTTTATAATCAGGACTATTTTTATCATTACTTTTACGCTTCAAAACCTTACCTTCAATAGAGTAACCCAGACGACGAGTTTTACTATCCTTTTCAAGAGTATTAGCAAGTTCCCAAACATCGCAAGCGACCTTTGAAGAAGGATATAAATCAGTTTCAATGTAAAGACCCTCTGGACGGATCTCTGCCTTACTAGGCTCACCAATTATAGTGTCAGGATGTTCTTTTGCTTGATGATGCCAATTAACCATTCCGCCAGCAAGAAGCGGTTTGATATCAAAACCCTTTGGGTCAAGAAATTCGCCATCGCTATCTTCATCAGATGTCGAAGCAATACCACCTAACCTCATAATCTGTTCTCCCGTTGTTGGGTCGATTATGTCTTCACTCTTCTGAAGAGGGCACCAAAAAACAAACTTATCTTCGATATTTTTCATTTTTCTTATTACTTAACAAAAATTCAAGAGCCATAGGAACTTGACTCTTGAATCTTATATAACTGAATATGTTTGTTATCAGAGAAGCGTTTTATATTCTTCTCTCGCATCAAAGCAGGGGCAGGTCTTTATCCACTCGTTAGAAGTTATCTTCTTATCATTATTCAAATCAGGACTAGCGTCTCTGTGACCAATGATTTCCTTTATAGGATATTTATTCAACAACTCCTTAATGAGTTTCAACATAGACTCTTTTTGAGCTTCAGTTCTAGTATCTTTAGATTTTTTACCATCCTTTGAAACACCGCCTATATAGCAGATTCCTATGGAATGATAATTGTAAGATTTTCCTGAAACACCTTTGGTATTACAATGAGCTCCTGAAGTATCACAAGGTCTTCCAACCTCTATCGTTCCGTCAAGATCTATTATGTAATTATAACCAATTGTTCTGAATCCCCTTTCCTTATGCCAACGCTCTATGTCCTCTGCTGTAAATTCTTGCCCCTCTCTTGTAGCTGAGCAATGGATTACAATTGAATCTATTTGTGAAGCAGGTATCTTTGCCATATTATTGAATTTTTAATCGTTCTAAACTCAAAGAATTAGCGTTCATCCATTTTACCAAGACAGTAGACTTTTCAGAAGCCTTCATTTTCATAAAAGAAGTTTCTAACCCCTCTTCTTGCAAATAGGTACGGAATCCGTTATCCATAGCCCAAATAGAATCACCCTTTAATACAGCGTTCTGAACCCACTCTGGACATTCGTCTAAATACATATGAGATTGAATCTCTTTGTAGAAAGAAGTCTTCTGGTAATCTTCCAAAATAGGGAATTCTCCCTTGAATGGAATAAGCTCGCTAGGCTTTTCTTCAAAAAGATATCTAGAAGCTCTACCGCCTTGAATTGAAAGTAGTAATTTAGCCATATCTTTTATACATTATCGATTTTATTACTCATCACTAACTTGCTTCGGTTCAGAATAACATAGAAGTTATTTGAGCTTCCGTTGCCATTCTTAACCTCTATAGCATCATAACCCTTCAAAGCAGCGTAAATTCCTAGAACTTCGCAAGTATGCTTGTTAGCTACTACTGCTTGCCAAACACTCTTTTCAGGATCCGCTACAGAAAGTGATCTTAATTCTTTTTCCTTTTCTCTACGATCTTCTAATAACGCTTTCTTGTCTTCGTTTAGTTTAGCAATCATATCGCCAGAATTGTCTCTAGTGGTTTTGAGAGCAGACTCTACTCTTGATACCTTTTCACGATATATCCAATCTGTAAACAATTGAGCAGCGAAATTGTATCCTGGGGTGAAAGCGTTCTTTTTCTTAATACTATTAGGACCATCGTATTGATACTTCGATATAGATAACTCTGAGTCTGCGTCCGGAAGTGAGAATTTTACAACACCCTTTCCTATGGTAGCAGTACCGCCTTGAGCCTTAACCCAATCTTGCATCTTACCTATTACAAAGTCTTCGTATGAAGGTATCTCACGCTCACCAAAAGCATTAACCTTATCCCAATCAGTACCGCTAATCTCTAGCTCCATATCTTGTATTGAAGTAGGATCGTAATTCATATCAGCATACACTTGCTGTTCTATTAGCTTTGATGAATTGCGAATCTTATCATCAATTTCTTCAATATCAATATCAATATGTTCAATATCTCCTTGGAGCTTTCTAGCCTTAACAGGATCTGAAGTTACTGTTAATTGACTGAGTTCTCTATTCAATACATCCCATTGAGCTATTCTAGCGTCTGGTGATATGAGACCCTTATATATAAAACCTTTACCTGATTGAGTTGCGTAAGATTTAGCATGACTCCAAGCGTCACTCTGTTTATAGTCAGAAGCCGTATGACTAGAATTATGACCATTATTCTTATGAGCATAAATCCCTTCACCATAAACTCCTACGCTACCATAAAAACACTCGTCGTCAAAAAGCATACTTCTAGCCATCTTATCAAGAGTAACTCTACCATACCAATCTTCTGATACACCTCTAAAGAATTGACTAGATTTGTCTTTCTTAACAAGATCCCAATATTCACTATCGGTTACAACCTGAGGTCTGGCATCGAATCCACGAAGTTTACAGATTTCACTGAGAAGTTCCCAACCTTGAGCTCCTTTATTAAGAAGTTTCGCACAGCCATTTCTTCCTTGAGCGTCGTTCCATATTTGCTCAAGTTCCTCCTCAGAAAGTTCTCTGTACATTTCATCCTCACTTTTCAGAGTGCGAGGAAGAATAGGTATGGAAGTCAAACTCTGATTAGCGTTCAAATACTTTTCAATCTTTGAAAGACCATCAATACGCTTTTCTATAATATCAGCCATAGCGTCCTGACCGCTTTCTTTCAAGAACGCTACTATATCGTCTTTCTTAGAACGAATCTCTTGTATCTGCTTTTTAATGTCGGCATCATCCAGTGTTGAATAAACGGACTGATTATACTGAATCATGCTCTTAAATGTGCCCAGGATATCGTCGTCAAAGGTCTTCTTCGTACCTCTAGCTCGATAGTCTAAACAACCTCCGTTATCTACACGAATAATTCTACCCGCAGGATCTACAAGACAATTATCATTTTGATAAACATCCCAGTTAGCAAGCAGACAGTCGGCTATAAAACCCTGAGCCATAGCCTTATGATCTTTCAGACTAGGAGTCTTACACATTGGAATGAACTTACTCAATATAACCGCTTCTCCGTTATCGTCGTAAAGTTCGTAATCAGGAATCCTTAATCCCAATATGTCGTAAAGCTGATTAGTAAGATACTCACTTTGGACATGTCCATTGTTAGTATTCTTGCCTCTCTTGACGATATACTTATTTCCATTCACATCCTCCATAAGTTGAGCTCCTGTGCTACCGCCTATATTCTGACCAGTAGGTTTCAAAGAACTCAAATCTTTCGGGAATAATGAATTAACGAATTTTTGTTTATCGTCTATCTTTTTACTATCTAGCTTTGAGCCACGGCCAACATCCTTTCCTGTTTTAGTACCCTTTTGAACTACATGCCAATCATATTCAACCTTTGAACCTACTTTGGTAGGAGAATAGATGTACATAACTCCATCGATAACCTTTGTTTGTCCTGGCATGATAGCCTTGTTTAGTTCCTTATCAGGCTCTACGCCATTTAGGTAATCAAAACAAGATTTTGCTACAATAATTTGGTAATCGAAGTCGTCTTCAAAGTCAGTTTTGAGCTTATAATTATCACAAGCCTTGATGAGTACATCAACAGAAACACTGCCCTCGGAATATCCAAGGGCAATGCTCTCTAATGCTTTATATAATTTCTTACTCATTATCAACAGGATTTATGAAAAGATTATATCTTCAGCTTCCTCGATAGTCATGCTTCCAAGCGAATCTTCTAATGCTTTCTTAACTTCCTCTTCAGTTTCCTTCTCTTCAGATTCAGCTGCCTTATCAGAATTCAAAAGCTTGATAATTTCATCTCCAAAAAGTTCCTTACAAACTTTCGGATTCTTCTTGAAGCACTCCTTCATCTTCTTTTTAGAAGTTTCATCCATCTCAGCGAGATCCTCTTCAGCAGACTTTTCTATGTCAAGGTCTTCAGCCTTGTTAAGCTCCTTGATTACAGAACGACGCCAATCTTTCTTTCCTCCAAACAAATCTCCCAAAGCATCATTTTCTTCAGCTTGTTTATTTGTAGAGATAATAGTATCAGCCAATTCTAACAACTCAGAGAACTTACGCACAGTGAACTTATTCGGATCTATCTTATCTCTGTTTGCTAAAATAGTATCATAAAGTTCCTGACGAATATCCTGTTCCTCCTGAGGAGTTGAAGCAGACTTCAGCTTACCACCCATAGTCTTGTAACGCTTTTCAAGTATCTCAAGAGTTTCGTTTACAGTGAACTTAATGTCGTTTTTAGCAGCACGAGACATAATAGCCTTATGGTCTTCGTCCTTATTCAATCTGTCCATTGACTTATTAGTAATGAACATGAGCTTACCTCTAAACTGTTCTTGCTTACCCTCCATGTTCTTGAATACACGCATTTCTGGGTTGCCGTCACCTATTGATTTCATGAGCGATACAATAGGACCTGAAGTAGAAGTGAGGAGCTTATCCTTATCGTCAAAAACGATAATCTTTCCATTATGCTCAGCGAGTAACTTACGGAACTCCTTCTCATCGTCAACATCTTTATCAACGATTACAAAATCATAACTTCCATCTCCTGGTTGATGTCGAGCAGGGTCAAAACGCTCAAGACCGCTTTCCTTTGCTACTTTAAGCATACCAGTTGTTTTACCAGCACCAGCACCACCTGAAGATACGAATATAGGTAATCCGCCAGGATTATTCATGAACATGAATAGCTGACGATTTAATCCATGGAGCTGATCTTGAGGAGACTCATAGTAAGGATCTTGACGCTTTTGATAATCTAAAAATGCATCGTATCTCTGACGATCTGAAAGGGAGACGAACTTATTAAATTCTTCCATTACCTTTGGATGATCTCGCTCCATCCAACCAAGGTCACCATCAGGGAAATTTTCCATGAAAGCTTCAATATCCATATTCTCAAGGAGAGACATGTCGTAAGTTCCGTATTCCTCCTCACTCTTATCGTCATCAACATCAGGATTCAATAAGTCGTGTTGGCGTTTGAGTTGATCCCATTTCTTCTGAAGAGTACCGCTTACATCAATCTTATCTTCAGGAATTCCTCTGGCTGCTGCTTCTTCATAAGCTAACTGACGGAGATTCTCATTATTTCCTGTTTTATTCAAGAACCCTAAAATCTCATCGTCAGTCTTTTTCTTAAGAACATCGCGAAGCTGAGAACGACTTTGCTTTTTCAGCTTACCACCAGTAGCAGTAACATTCCAGCTTTCAGGAACTAAAAACGGAGCTTCTTTATGAGGCTTTTTAGTTTGGTAATCAATTTTAGGCTCAGGAGCGTCGTACTGAGCTTTCTTTGGAGCAGGTGCAGTAGGTTGCTGAGTAGCTGTCTGAGCTGCTGGAGCAGATGTTGTCTTTTTGTCGTCTGAACTGCTTGTAGAAGCAGGTGTCTTCTTAGCAGAAGAACCGCTTTTAATAGGACGCCAATCAAACTTTCCTGGCTTGTACTCTGTCCAAACCCACTTACCATTAGGGTGGGCATCGCCTACTTGACGCTTGACCGCCTTTTCAATTATTTGTTCATTCTTTGCCATAACATATATGTTTATTTTAATATAACATCGATGATATGAAAGAGATAATAACTGGTGCTAATCTGTTTCCCATTCAATAGGAAGCTCTATGCCATAGAAGTCCTCCATTATCTCGCTTGATATACGCTTAACATTATCACTGTCTTTTCCGCATTCTAATTCCTTTTCTACAAACTTATCACCACCCTTAACTATACGCAAAACTTCTTTCATATTAGTCTTTGCGTTGAATAGTTCGTGAACCAAGTCAAAATTGTATTTCGTATCCTTCAAGTATTTTGCCGGACTCATTTTACGAGCTTCACGAAGAGCCTCAGCAAACTGTTTAGGAGTAGCGTCCCAAGGAATTATTATAGCACGAATACTTTCAAATAGTGGGTCATATACATCTTCACCATTCTTAACTAAACCCCTATAATCTCTCAAAATTGGATAACAACCACATAACATAGCTTCTATAATGAAACCATTGATATGAGTTCGGCAATAATTAGCGTAATGGTCTGCCCATGAAGGATCTACGGCAAATTTAGCATTCAAAAGATTTTCACGAACCTGTTCTCCGCTTATCTGACCTAGATATTCCATTCCGTACTCTTCAGCTACATCCCAAATCTTTTGACCATAATACTGGGGATCGATATCAGGATCCTTTTTAGCATTTACCTTATAGGGTTCTTTACATTTATTTGGCGATGTCATATACGCTTGTTCAATACCGCTTCCAGCGATTTTAACAGAACAAGTATCCATCGGAAGAGCGTTGAGATGAGGAACTGCTCGTATAAGATCGTCTACATGCTTCATACTCTTGAAAATATGAGCAGCGAAGAAATCTGTTTCACGCTTATTCATCATCTTTACGGGCATCTTTTCACCATCCTCAAGGAAGCGAGGATTAAGTAGTAGCGTTCTTGGAATGCCTATATTTTTACAACACTGATATGCTGCTATATGGGCGCATTCTAAGAACATTATCTTGTCTTTCAAAGCGGTTACATTGCTAGCACGAACATCAAAGTAGGCATCATGAACTATAAACATTTGGCGAACTTGGTCTGTAGGTAAATCAAAAAATTTCCACCAAAAGTCAAACTTCTTATCCTTACGCTCCCAAGCACTACTCTTTGTAGGCATAAAATTCCACATTATCAAATCTACCCCCTCAATGAGCTTGTGCCAACGCTCTAACGCATCAGGTTCAAATACTCCTATGCGATTTGATGGAGGAAGAAAGAAGCCGTAATAATTATTCTTCCAATAACCGCTTGCTTCATCGAACTCATAACCACCGCCCTGAGAATTTCGCTTCAATTTCTCTTGAAATGCTCCCGACTGAAATTCAGCCACTTTCTTATCATAGAATTTTTGAGTAGTTGAACTAGGACACAACTGAGCTAAATCCACCTCATGGCCAAGAGCTTTGAGAGCCTTGACCTTTGCGGTGACATGTTCGATTATACCTCCGTATTTAGCAATTTCAAAATCTGCTATAAGTATTTTCATACAATTCAATTTTACGATTTTCTTACATACACTTCCTCAGGAAGCTGTTTCTGAATATAACCCTGCTCAAACCAAAGAAGTCCTGATTGACTCTTGTAGAACTTTTTAGCTAAATCCCATTTAACATCATTAAATTCAGCTACGGGAATTGAAGATAATAACTCAAAATCTTCAAGTTGAAGCTTAACTTGATTCAAAGCACGCTTCTTATATGAGTGAGGAAAATCCCTATAATACCAGAGTGGTTTCTTTACCGACTTTTCTACAACATCTCTAACGAATATGTGAAACGGATGTCCTACTCCCCAAGGAACAACTACTTGAACATCTGAACTTGCCGACTTTAAGAATTTCTTGATAGCTTTCGCAATTTCTTCAAGTTTATCTGAACCGAAGAACTCAGTAAGGTGTTCAATAGAATTTTCAAGCGTTACATCTTTATACTTTTTATGAAATCCGTAAAAAGACTGATCGTCAAATTGAATGTTCAAATTGTGATACGGAATACCTAAAAATTCATATAATTTCTCGTCTTCTGCTACTCGTTTAGCATTATGCTCAATAGTAAGTATCTCTACTTCATATCTCTCATCGAATAAGAAGTGAGCAGCGGAAAAAAGTACATCATCGCTGTGAGGCTGAATGCAAAGCAATTTCTTTTTCTTCATGACTATTTATTTTACAATATATTTTCTACAATAAATAACTCTGTTATTCTTCACTCTTTTGAATCTTTATGTTTAATTTAACGCCTTGAAGTTTAGGATTCTTAGACACTTTCTTTTTAGGTTTAGTAAACGCTCTAACCTCAGGATCCCAATCCATGTTAGGATCTTTATAGTTAATTGTGCAACGGCAATATGGATGAGTTGGACTGATAGTAGGTTTCCAATCAGCAACCTTTCTGCCTATATTATTTCCATTAGCTATAATTTCATCTAACTTAAAAACAATTGGTTTTGAATCAGGATCGTCGGGATCTTCTAGGTATAACTTCTTACAACTTTTACAAGCTCCTGGATATACATCAAAATATACCTCAGCGTCCGCTCCGTGTTGTTTCAATATACTTTGAGCCCTACCTGCGTTGTACGCTTCGTGCGTTAAATAATACGCTATTCTCAACCAATCTACTTCCCAATCCTTTGATGCATTAGCCAGATCTGCCGCAAGAGCTCGTGCTCCTAAACGCAACTCAACAGCTTTAACAGTTTTTTCGCGAATCATCTTTTGAACCGCTAATGACTGTTGTTGATTATTACGGATAACAGAATTGCTAACAGCATTCCTCATTCGGGCACCTAAATTAGTTATATCCGTATAAGCACGATTTTTGACTTGCTGTAAAGCGTATTCCTCTTCCTTTGTGAGAGGAATAAAATTCTTTGAAGCTATGAACTTCTGAAACTGAGGATAATCCATTTTCTTTGCTCGGTCATCCCCTATTGCGTCAGCTAGTATTCCAAACAAAAACGCATGTTCGATTATACCTCCGCTGTTTTTATACTTATTAACATCTATGCCTGCTGCTAGCAATATAGCTTTATCAGCTGGTGATAAATACGCAGGTCCCAGCTGAGTAGCTATAAAAGTCAACTGGTACCTAGACATTATCGATAGCATATCTTGTATTTGAGCCTGTGTAAATATCATATCTTTTACAATATTGGACCATTTTCCTCAAACACTAGCGGTTGAGACTGTTCTTCTAATACTTGGGTGTGATTGCCTTGCCACACTTTCTCTGGAATTTTACCGTCAAATGCAGCGCACTCTTTATTACCTAAATACCATAAACAGTTTTCACACTTGCTATTTAAGCAAGGCACAACTTCTGGTTTGAATTCGTTTTTATTCTTTTTCATCGTTTTGGAGTCGTTTCTTTGAAATACTTATCATAAAAATCTGAAACATACTTTGGAAGAGCCTTATCTTTATGAACCCAAGCTACGAAACACTCAGCAAAGAATTCAGCAGGGTTCGTTGTACTATATTCAGAAAGAACTCTTTTCTCCTTACAATAACGCTGAAAGATTGCGTTTCTCTCATCGTTCAGTTGTAGATGTTTCTTTATTTCAGCAGGAGTATGAGACAATCTGTACATAGGATTCTTCCAATGTCCACAACCTCCGCTACACTGAGCGTTGAGTATATGACCCATTTCATGAAGAACTATATCAGCTGCTAGAGTAAATTCATCCCCGTATGTCCAGCGTGGGCATCTAGCAATCTTTTCTGCCAGTTTATTTTTAGTCTGAATAAGTTTGCTTACATCTGCATTAGGATCTACCGCCAATGCTCTTTTTATCAATCTTTCTACACTATCTAACGATTCCTTGTTACGAGTTACATATTTATCATTTGTACGATGATAATACTTTGAAGGATCAAAGGTTGTAAAATAATCAGAGTTGATTCTGATAGTCTCTCCGTCGCTAGCATCCATAGTAGCTTCTTTTAGCTTCACCATCTTGATCTTAATCCTTTGATAAGGTATTAAGTCGTGAAGATTAACTAATGCAGAGCATATAAGTTGAGCCGATTTGAGATCCGCCTTTTTGATATCACTAGCCCAAGAAATATAGCCTTTATCTTCTACATATTTTTGACACTCGGCTGATGTCTTGAGTTTAGCGATTTCAGGATTCATTTCCCAAATCTTTTGAGTTGTTTTCTTTTTCTTATTAGCGGTGCGCCAATCGAATTTTCCAGGAGCGTATTCAGTCCAAACCCATTTTCCGTTAGGATGAAGATCTCCCACTTGATGAGCTTTTTCAACCTCTGTGTCTTCAATTTCATCTAATATACTCGTACCGCCTACTTGACCTGTTTTAATAGCAACGGCAGTTGCGTTGGCGATATATTTAAGTACCTCCGCAACTGCTTCTGCCATATTATTATTCCAAGCTCTTACGAACGCATTCTCATACTGAGTAACCGCTTTGAAAGGAGAAGGAATAAAGTGAGTATCATGTTTATGAGCCATTATTTTGATTTAACTTTATTATCAGCTTCTTTTTTTTCGCTCTTGTTATCGTTACTCTTGTGTGCACTTCTGTACTCAATTTCCCTTTTTGCTAATTTATTCCATTCTACACATTCTTCGCGAGTGCGTTGATTAAGATTTTCTTTATCATTAGAGCACTTATAAGCGAGGTCTTTGAATTTCTTCAACTCAGAATCAGACATTAGCTCAAATTGGCGTTTAGAGTCGCGATGATATGGAGATTGTTTTAATATGTCAACAAACTCTTTCATCTTTTCGCTCTGGGTAGTTTTATGTGCTGTAACAAGAGCTGAACCGCTGGAAGGAGAACTCGTCCGTTTAATTACACGCCAATCATACTTTCCACTAGGCAATTGTGTCCAAACCTATTTTCCGTTAGGATGGATGTCACCGACCTTATGAGCTTTTTCAACATTATCTCCGTCACCACCCTCAGGATCGTAACCTGCTCCAAGAGCTTTTTCTATGTCAGTTTCAAACGACTTGCTTATATTCTCAGCAACCGCTTGTCTTCTTCTGTTTAATTCTTCAAACATATAGTTAAAATTTTATTCCTGCGTTGATAGTATAACCATAGTTGTCTTTTATTCGTATTCCGCTAACACCTATCAAAAATTTCTGCTTCAAGTCTATTCCAAGTTGAATCTGATTAACAGAAAAATCTACAGAAGTTCCTACCATAGCATAACCTTGTATAAAAGGAACTTTGTAAACTGTATTTTCTTCTGTTACTGTTCTGATGTTAGGTTGTATTGTAGCTACAGGAGAAGAAGCTACCTTATTCTGATGAACAGCAAACTTCACCTTAAATACTCCGAGTGAGTCGTCGCTGAAGTCTAAATCATAATCTCTAGTAAGGTAGTAATCTCTCCAAACCTTGAACAAAGCAGCGGTATCAGTAGGAATGGGAACTTCTTTAACAATGTAAGAAGTATCGTGTACAGCGTATGGCTCAGGGATAGGAACTTCTTTTATAGTTTCCTTTCCCTTTGCCCAAGTTATAATTCTTTGAGTCTTAGCAGGAGTAGGCTCAACTTCAGCCTTACCTAAAAAGAACCCGATTACAAGACCTATAACCAGCGTTACGATAGAACCTACACTTATTGTTACATACTTATTCATAGTCCCGTTATTTCTTTGCTCCGAGTCGTTTTTCATATTTAGTGACTAGGTCTTCAAGTGCGCTTATGCGATCACGATATTCATGTTCCTTAACGCTACTTTCTTCTTCAAAAGCACGATATTGCTCCATGAGCTCATCATATTTCTGACGCTCTATTTCACGCTGTTTCTCATAATCGTTGCGCATCTCATTCAATTCATTACGAAAAGAAGTAATAATTTCATTTGTGAGATGACGCTCGTGTTCATACTCCTGATAGAGTGAATCATAACGAGCTTTCCACCAAGCGTTTTTATTCTCTACTTCCTTTTGTAGTACATCATAGCGTTGCTTCCAGAATTCTTCTCCTTTCATGTCAGCTTCAGCGGTTGCACCTCGAACCTCTTGCTCATACTTTTTCTTGTCTAAGATTCGAGAAACAACTGCATATACTATACCTCCTGTACCAAAGAAGATAGATATGATAGTCGTTACATGTTCATTAATCCATTCCATAATCGTATTATTCTTTTATTTTTCTTAACTTCAATTGTGCTGCTGCAACTCGCTTTCTGTAATTTTTTGAATCGTAATTGCTGCGTAAACAGCGTACAATCTCGTCAACAAAAACCCGAATTATATAATCTCTGAAAGAAGTGAATAAATCCCACTCAACTTCATTATTTTGCGTGCATAGATAGAAGATAGCCTTTGTAGTAGAACTTACCTTATTGAACGATTTATACCACTCCTTATCGCCTGAAGAGACGAACTTGAAGTCTCTCCAAGCAATATTAGGAGTTAGTTTATCTAGATCGTTACAAAGATTATATGCAAAATCACGAGCAATATAACTACAATTTTTATTAAGCGTTAATCCTGCTCCGCTCTTACCATCCTGATAGAAATCGAACGCTAATGATATTCCATATGTTTTATGCTTTCTCCAAAAGTTAAAGATGTCGTAAGAATAACCTTTCACAACTTCTATGTTTCGCTTTTTAAGCTCAGAAGCAAGATCATTACGGAACTTTCTAGCTTCCTTATTAAAGCGGTTACAAGTAAGATAAACAATTTTACACATAAGCTACAATCTTTAAGCACCTACTGATGGGTTTAGAGTCAACTTTAATATAATATGCTGATAACTTCTTTGTGTTAAATTTTCTTTAGACAAATTTAGATTCAATATGGTTATTCTATTCAAAGCTACTGAATAACTTGTCCCGCTCAATTGATAATTATACACATCTCCGCTGATAACACCCTTAAAATATCTATATCCAGAATTATACAAAGATTCATATTTTGTTTTTGATAATTGAATAATTATCTGGCAGGTTATTCCTTCTTCAGTAAAATGTACAAAAGGAGAACAAATAGAATAATCATGCTCCAAATTTTCTATGACTGGAGTTACTGGCGAAAACGCTAGAATTCTAGGAAATGTGGAATTGTAATAAGTTCTTAATCTATACGGATTATTAGGGTGCAAAGGATCGTATGCAAAGAAATTATTGCTTGCTCCTTGAACAATTACTCCTCCGATTCCGCATCCGTATAGATCAGTTGAAGCATTGATATCAATTCTAAAAATATCAGTAGGTAATACTCCTGTCTTTGCTATCTTATCTAGTGTTATAGCATATTTATTTATTTGAAAAGATTTTATATGCCTTACTAAAAAATTCAATTTAGATAATGCGCCTAAAACCTTATCTGAACCGGAGATTCTTGTATTTGTGGTTTCATATTGAGACTGTGTTCCATCTAAACCACCTCCCCCAGGATCTACAATCGAAGGAAAATTAGGCGATACATTAACACTAATTCCTGCAGAAGTGCTAACATCGTTGATTGCCTTTTGAGTCTTCTCTAAAGCACTTTGAATAGTGTCGTTATTATTTATAGAAGCTCTTGTAGACGATGGAGAGAAAGACTGTCCTACCTTTATACCAGCAGCTGTCTTAAACTGATTTATCCAACGCTGAATCTTAATCACGATAAAAGATAGCGTATCGCCACCTGCTATATCAATAGCGGTTCCTGCGGATGGAGCGGATGGCAGTGCTTTACTATAAATCTCTCTTGCAGCAACTTTTCCGTCAGTGTAATTTTTAGCTGAATTGAGAATAGCTTGATTCGAAGCAGCAACATTATCAATGTTTTGCTGAAGAGCTGCTTTATCTGTATCGTAAGCATCCTTTCCTACAACACCGCCTGAGACATTAGTGTTGTCTTGAAGATTCTTTTTGAAATTGAAAAAGAATCCCTTATTCCAAGTAATGTTATTTCCAGCTACTGATGATACAAGTGAAGATAACTTATACTTCGCAAGCGACCAAACATTATTGCGTCGTTTTTTACCGAAAATATAATCATTAGCGGTGTTATCATCTTGTACAGTGTCTGCAAATGAGAATACGAGTTTCTTATCATTAGCATTCCAAACCCCCTGAATATCATCAATAAGAAGATTCGAAGAAGTTACTACATAAGTAGCGTTTGAAGCAAGATCGTCAATAACGAAATTATTATTGATATCTACATATTGAACTTTTGTAGTAGTTATTGCTAACGCTAATATGTTACCTTGGTCTGTGACCTTATACCAACTTCCCTGAATAAGTCCTGTATTACGAGCTAGGTTTCTCAACTCTGAATAAGTTATTGCTGATATAGCGTTTTTATCTAACACTACCCAAGCACCTACGGCAAAGTCATAAACCTTATGAGTACGAATAGCTGGCGTATTATCGTACCATATCAAACTAGTGTTCTCTGGAGCGGAGTTACCTATCCAAAGGCCGGCAACTTGTCCTAAATTCTTTGTTGACATATGTTATACCGATTTATCGTGAATAAGTGTAATTTGCTCTTTCACTCCAAGCGAACTTGAATTCCATACTACCTTGAGCGTATTCACGCTTGATGGTGCCTGAATGGGTTGTTTCTCTCATTATGCGCCACCCCTTTTCATTTTCAGCAACGCCAAGCGGAGCCCAACCATAATAAGTTACACCTTCATTACTCTTATCCTCGAAAGGAGCTGGTAAATAATCTACTCCCAAACCTTGAACAACGGGAGCTGTAGTCTTAAATCCTTCCATATTCTTCCTCTTGTTTTAAGAAATTATCAAATGCTTTAATAAACGATTCTTTGTAATGAGCCTTTTCAGCTTCGTCTGATTCATCTTCATAAGCTGCGAACGG